GGGGTGACGGCCGAGTTGTCCGGCGCCACGTCGGTCGCCGGCGAAGCGACCGGTGCCGGCGCCGCGGCCGCTGCCGCCGGGGCTGGGGCCGAAGGCGGCGGCGCCTCGGCCCGGGCGCGGGCGGCCTCGAGCTCGGCGCGGGCGCGGCGCAGCTCTTCGGCTTCGGCCTCGAGGCGTGCGCGTTCTTGCCGAAGAGCCTCGGCCTGGCGCTGCTGTTCCTGTCGCTGGGCCTCGAGCTCGGCCTCGCGCGCCGCGCGCGCCTCCGCCTCCAGCGCTTCGGCGTGTAGCCGGTGCATGGCGGCGAGCGTCTCCGCCTGCGCCTTGGCCGCTGCGGCCGCGAACTCGGCCCACTCCTCGCCGAAGGTCATGTCCTCGACGAGACGGAAGCCGTTGGCGATGCGCTCGGACGAGATCCCCGCACAGCGCGCGACCATGCCCGTGATCTTGGCGATCTCCGCCTCGAAGCGCGCTCGGCGCTCGGCGGCGACGCGCTCGCGCTCTGCCTTTTCGGCGGCGAGCTCGTTCTCCCGCGCCACGATGATCGCGTCGACCTCGTCCTCGACCGGCTTGACGATCGCGATCAGGCGCGCAGTCTCGGCCTCGAGGATCTTCTTCGCGTCGTTGACCTCGCGTTTCTTGGCGTCGAGGCTGCGGTTCAGGAAGAAGCGGCCGCTCTCGCGCAGCTCGTGGCGCGCCGCCTTGGCATCCGACAGTCCCTTGGGCGTCGTGACGTCCCAGGCGATATTCGAGTGGCGCGCGGCCAGGGCCGTCATCGTCGGTTCGAGGACAGCGAACTGCGCGCGGATGGTCTGCTCGATCGTGAGCGGCTTCTCGGCGGCCGCGGTCTGCGGCGCCGGGGCGGGCAGGGTGGTGGACGCCACGGGGTGCTCCAGGACTTCGTCGGTCATGGGTCAGAACTCCAGTTCGGGGATGGCCGGCGCTGGGGCGCAGGCCTGGGTACCGGCCGCGGGCGCGGCAGTGGTCTTGGTGGGCGAGGAGGCGGACACGGGGCGCTCGTCGGCCACGGCCGCCGGCTCGCCGTCGAGGAGACCGTCGCCGAGGCCCAGCTTTCTCCGCAGGGCCGTCTCGTAGAAAGAGACCAGCGCATCGAAGGCGACCAAGTCATCCTCGAGCGCCTGCAGCTCGTTCTCGTCGCGCTCGATGCGGACGACGTGCAACCTGTTGAGGTCGGGGCACCAGAGACAGAGGTCGACCCAGTCCAGAGACAGCATCCAGAGCTGGAACAGGCACTGGTCGCGGTACTCGCCGACGTCGCCGTCCACGATCGCGCGGAACAGCGTGACGCTGCTGACCATCGTCTTGACTTCGAGCGCCGCGTTCTTGCCGACGACACGGCGGTCGAGGCTCGTGCCGAAGCGGCGGTCGTCGGTGGCGACGAAGCCGACCTCTTCGACCTCGAGGCCGGTATTGGCGATCCAGGCAATGACGCCGAACGGCTCTTGCTCGTGGCCCTGACGCTGGGCATAGCCTTCGCGCTGTTCCGGCAGGGCGCCGCCGCAGCGCTCGCGCGCGAGATCCTGCGCGTAGCTGATGGCGGCGCCGCTCCACTTCTTCTCGATGCGACGGGCATCCAGGCATGCCCGCACGGCCTCGGCGGTCGGTGCCTTCTTGTAGCCGCTGGCGGCCAGCGCCTCGGACTCCGATCGGCCGTCGAGGATCGCCCGCACGTATGCCGTCTGCCGGTCGTCGAGGCCGGAGGAACGGTCGCGGGCATCCTTCGCCCGAGAAGCGGTGATCACGCCGCGGCGCGCGGCCAGCCACTCGGGCGAGCCCTGGGGATCGCGGTACTCGATCACTTGGAACCTTTCAGCTCGGCCATGCGCGCGTTGAAGTACGAGACGTGCATGCGCTTCTCGTCCGGGCCCAGGGCGCTCATCGCCTTGGCGAGCTCCTGCACGGTCTTGGCCGCCTTCAGCGCGGGATGCTCGATGCCGGCCGCGGCGGGCGCCGGGCCGGCGGCGCCGGCCGTCGAGCCGTCGCCGTCCTCGCGCGGCTGCAGTTCGGGCGGAAGATCCTCGATGTCCTGGTTGAAAAGGTCGGAGACGCCGAGCGCAGTCAGCGTCATGTCGATCTGCGCGCGCTTCTTGGCCATCTTGAGCACGGTGTTCCCGAGGTCGTCGGGGTTCGTGCGGATCTGGTTGATCGTGTAGTGGCGGCCGTTCTTCCGGGCCCACTTCACGCGGCGCATGGATTCCGGTGTCGAGTCGAACTCCGCTTCGCAGATGGCCTCCCGCCACTGGTAGCGCTCCTCGTTGCTGGAGCACTCGCCGACGCCTTCGCCGATCGCACGTTCCGTCGCGAGGTGGACACCCGCTACGATGACGCGGTACTTGAGCCGGCGCTCGTTCGAGAGGTCTTCGACGCGGACGCGAGGCCCGATGCCGAACATCGTGAGCAGCATCTCGCTGCCTGCCTTGTAGAGGGTAGGCTTCTTGGTGCCGGGGATGACCCCGTAGTGGACGCCCTCGATCATCTTGTTGCGGGTCACCGTCTGGATCGCATTGATCCGGCTGGTGACGTCCGCCAGGGACAGGATCGACATGGGCGCGTCGACGACAGCGTTCATTGAAGACCTCCGGATTGGTGCTGTTGGGGTTGGGCGACGACGCAGGCGCGGCCGTCCCGGGTGACGCCGAACGCCTCGTCGTCGGCCAGGTCGCGGGCCGCGAGATCGCGCCACATGTCGGCCGTGCCTTCGAGGTCGTAGACCTCCGCCTGCAGGCGCTCGTTGTCGGCGGCCAGCCGCTCGATCTGGGCGCGCTGCTCTTCGACGAGCTCGCGGAGGTGGTCCAGCTCCCAGCCGTGCAGCTTGCGCACGACGGCGTCGGTCCGGCGTAGATGCTTGGTCATGCAGCCTCCCGATGCGCCTGCGACACCAGGGCACCGCCGCAGCGCGCCCAGGCACCGAACAGCTTGGACTTCGCGCCCTGCAGCAGGTCGCCGCGGTCGAGACTGCAGTCGGCAGCCGCGACGAGCTCCTCGGCGGCAAGTAGGAGGGCAACCAGTCGTTCGGCGCGCCATTGATGGCGGAACGCGTGACCGGTGGGAACTGGCCGCAGCGCTCGAGCTTCCTCGTGCAGGCGTGCCTCGGCATGGTCAAGAATGAGGTCATCGATGACCTCCTCGTCGACGATGACCTTGCCTTCGGCGCACAGGTCTTGGAAGACAGACGCACGGTCGGCGTCGGAGACCTCGAACAGAAGGCCCTCGCGACGCGCGCGGGCGCTGTCCTCGGCGTCGAGATACAGAGCGAGCGCGCGGTCTTCGAAGCGCCCGGCCGCAGCGATCAGCTCGGCTGTGCTCGGGCTCCGAAATTCTTGGGGGTGGACGGCGGTCATGCTGCCGCTCCCACGCGCTGGGCGGTACGCGCCTTCTCGATCCGCGCTAGGGTGCCCGCATCGCGCACAGCTTGAAGCAAGGCGCGCTGGGTGGTCAGCTCGATGTAGCCGCCTTCGCCATCGGCCATGGGGTTGACCATTTCGAAGTGGCCGGCGGCACGGTCATCACGGACAACGCGCTCGGGCGACCAGCGCTTGCCGATCTCGACGCGCGGGCCGCGGGTGGCGACGACGAGCGCGCTCACAGGCGCACCCCCGCGAGCGCGATCGAGGCGATGGCACCGATGACTGCGACGACGCAGACGGCGATCAGGATGCGGTCGGCCGCGCTCAGGCGCGGCATCGGCCTTTCGGTCGAGGCGAAGCTGGTGCCCCAGTCGTCGCCTGATTTCGGGTGGCTCATTCGATGATCCCTTGCAATTGGAAACTTGCTCGGCAAGAGACGACGTGCTCGACCACAGGAAGTCACGTTCGGCAGACGGCTTGTGTTACCGAGTCTTGCGACCAGTTGGTCTGACTCACATACTTGCCCGCTTGCCGTCTGGGAGCCCTGGTAGGCACCGCCGGTCTCTCTCTAGCGGCGCTAAAAATAGCGCCGATGAGAGAAGAATAGCGCCACAAAACTTTCGTGTCAATAGTGGCGCTATTGTTCGGATGTGCAGGGTACCCCGGCCAGACGGATGGACGCGACGCTTTCAGTGGACAGGAGTCCACGGAGAATCACATGGACAGGGATGGACTCACCGACTCAGGCAAGAGGTCGGAGTCTTTGGTGGGAGTGGGGAGGGCGACCTCGGCGGACTCCCGGGGTGCGCCCCTCAGCTACGGCGCAGCCAGCTCGCGGCGATTCGTGAGTCCGCTGTGTCGCGGTCGAGTGGAGATGGACACGGACTCCATCGGGCTTGTAGTGCTCGAGGGAGTCCTGACACCTGGAGGGCTCGACGGTGCCCTTGCCTGGATTCAAGAGGCGGCGCTTGCGCGCGCAACAGGCGTCGTAATCGACTTTCGAGCCGTCGTCGTCGGAGTGGATTCTGCAGCGCTGTGCCGCCCTGGCGGTCTGGGCGCGCCCAACGTTCCTCTGGCTGCGGTGGCTACGCGCGAGGCAATCAGCACCTTCCGTGAATGGGCCTGGCAGTGCGCGCTTGAAGGCGCAATCCGCAGCGTCTTCAAGGATGAGGCGCAGGCGCTGGCGTGGGTTCGAGATCGGGCGTGGATTGCTCGGTTGTAGGCGTATCGTCTTCTAGCTTGCCAAGCTCAAGGTCGACGAAACCCTCGATCAAGGCGAAGAGCTTGGTGCGCTGCGTCGGCGGCACTTGGTCGAGCTTTTGGCCTATCAGCTGGCCGAAGCTCGGCTCCCTGGTCCGTGTCGCAGTGGCGACGCGACTCGGCACCGTTGGGCGATCGTAGGCTGCCAGGGCCATCGCAATCCGCCGCACGAGCATCGGGCTGTCGGGCAGGCTAGCCAGCAGCGCTAGCTGGCGACCTAAGTCTTCTCGGTGTCTGTCAGGGATGGACTGCATCGTCCTGGACAGGTGTTCTAAAGCGTCGAATGCCGTGATCGCGCCCGGTTCAACAGACGATGGTTCGGCTGCTGCGGCGTGTTCCCTCGCCACTGCGTACGGATCTGGGTCGGCTTGAGGGTTCACTCGCACGTGCAGCAGCTCAGCGAGGCGAGGCGAGAACTCAGCGACCTCGCAACCGAAGGCCGCTGCGAACCCCGGTGCGAGCTTCGGCGGGATCGCCATGCGCTTGTTCATCACCAAGCTGATCGCGCCAGGCGTGATCCCCAGGACTTCCGCCAAGTCCTCTTGAGTGCGTCCTCTCTCCTTCCAGCGGGACTGCCAGATTGCTTTGAGGCGGTCGCACTCGTCGCGCTGCTCATCTGTGAGCTTTGCGCGCTTCTTCTCGTTGATGTCGCTCTTGGACGTGGACATAGCGGAATAGTTCGCTCTGCAAGGGAAACTTGCAAATAGCGCCGGCAGCGTTGACAGTAAAAATAGCGGCGCTATGATTGGCGCTATGCGTGACGCTGTACGAAACATCAGGAAACGGCTTGGACTCACCCAAGCCGAGCTCGCCGCAAAGATCGACGTCACCGCCGGCAACGTCGGCCACTACGAGACCGGGCGCCAAGTAGCGAGCCCGGACACCGCCGCGAAGCTGATTCGCTTCGCCCGCCGCCACGGCCTCAAGGACGTGTCGTTCGACACGATCTACGGTCACCTCTTGCGGCGAGCGCCGCCCGCGCGCGCCGAGCCGCGCACCTGACCCGCCCCCTTTCGTTCCTCCAGCTTCGCGAACAGCTCGAAGTCCGAAGCCAGTGCAGAGAACGCCCTCACAAAAACCGCGCGCACCTTCAAACGCGCCCAGGCGTCAAGCGCCTGACCTCCTTCTCCGTGACGCCGGTAGCCGTCACTTCCACGTTGGGCCTCCAAAGACATGAGTGAACCTCGAAAAGACATACGGGCAAAGCTCGAACCAGACATGCACGCCGCCCTGAGCGCGCTGGCCGATGCGGAGGGCATCGAGATGGCCGAGTTCATCGAGCGCGCCGTCGTTGCGGAGATCCGCGAACGGGTGCGTGTCATCACTATGGCCGCCACCAAGCTGGCGCGCTTGGGAATAACCGGGAGCGAGCAGGGAGCGCCCGGGACTCGCCAGGGAGTGGCCGGGAGTGGCCGGGAAGATCGGGGAGCGGCCGGGAGTACCCGGGAATTCGCCTCCGACGTGCCCTTCCCCGGTCGGGGAGGGCGGTGAGCATGCTGCGCGTCTACATCTCAGGCGCGGCGACCCGCGACGCCTATGACACGGCCGCCTCCGACGTCGGCGCCATGGGCTACGAGATCGCCGAGGCCCGCGTCATCGACGCCGACGAGGCGCCCACGGCCTGGCCCGGCGCCATGCGCGCCGCCATCGGCGTGCTCCTGACCTGCGACATCGTCGTCGCCCTCCCGGGCTACCGCCGCTTCCGCGGCGCCTCCATCGAATGCCAGCTCGCCCGCGACCTCGCGATCGCGGTCGTCCCCTTCCACGAACTGAAGGCCGTCTGACCATGGAACGACAGCTCTCCTTCCCGACCGGCGTCATGCAGTCGACCGCTCCGGCGCGCCGCGAAGCCCGCGAGCGCCGCGACGAGGCGATCAAGAAGGTCGGCGACGCCGCCGACCGCCGCAACGCCGACTGGTGCAACAAGGCCTGCGAGGCGCTGCGCCAGTTCGCGCGCAAGCAAGCCGGCGTCTGGACGATCGAACTCGCGCGTGCGCAGTTCGAGAAGAACCTGCCCGCGCCGGGCGAGCTGCGCGCCTGGGGCCGCGTCACGCAGATGGCGGTGCGCAAGGGCTACATCGAGCGCGTGCCGGGGCAGTTCTTCGCCGCGGCGAGTTCGCACAACTCGCCGAAGCCAGTTTGGAAGCGCGGGCCCAAGGCATGAGATTCCTCAGCGTTTGCAGCGGCATCGAGGCGGCTTCGGTTGCTTGGAAGCCCCTCGGATGGAAGGCGTGGGCCTTCTCCGAGATCGACCGCTTCCCGAGTGCTGTCCTCGCCCACCACTACCCCCTCACGCCGAACCTCGGCGACATGACCGGCTTCAAGGACTGGCCCGATGCAACTCTCGATCTTCTGTGCGGAGGAACCCCCTGCCAGTCCTTCAGCAACGCCGGACTCCGAGCTGGACTGGATGACCCTCGTGGTCAGCTCATGCTCACCTTTGGTGCCATTGCTGCAAGGTATCGGCCCCGCTGGTTGGTATGGGAGAACGTCCCCGGTGTCCTGTCAAGCAACGAAGGACGGGACTTTGGTGCCTTCCTCGGGCTCCTGGGCTTCCTCGGGTATGGGTTCGCCTACCGCGTTCTGGACGCTCAGTACGTGCGAGTGGACGGCCACGGGCGCGCCGTTCCCCAACGACGGAACCGTGTGTTCGTTGTCGGATGTCTTGGAGATTGGCGAAGTGCCGCCGCAGTACTTCTTGAGCGCGAAAGCCTGCGCGGGGATCCTGCGCCGCGCCGAGAAGCGGGGGCGCGCGTTGCCGCCACACTTACTCGTGGCGCTGAAAGCGGCGGCGCAGGAGGCTACGCCGACCGACGCCAAGAAGACGACATCAACATCGTCGCTGGTGCACTCGGTGGAACCGGCCCCGGCGCAGGCTGGCGCATCGGCCCGTACGAAGCGGCGGCGAACCAGCTCGTCAGCCTCTGCCTGAACGCCAAGGGTGGGGGGGGGCGGCTGGACGCGGAATCGGAGACGCTGATTCCTACGAACGGGGGTGCCTTCGATGTCGCTCCCACCCTGACGGCGCAGATCGGCGAGCAGACCGACATGGACGCGCGGAACGGCAACCTGATCGCGCATGCATTCGACGCGCGCCAGCGCGATGTCGTGCAGTACGGATCGATCGCGGGGCCGCTCGACACCGATGCGTTTTCACAGGCGATCGCGTTCGACCCGACGCAGATCACGAGCCGCGAAAACCGCAGCAACCCGCAGCCGGGCGACCCGTGCCACACGCTGTCGAAGGGCATGCACGCGCCCGCCATTGCGTACCCGATCCAGGAATGCAACGTCAGTAGGGCAAATCTAACCGGAACCGGCACCGGCATCGGTGGAGCTGATGATCCGATGTTCACGCTGCAGGCGACTCAGCCGCACGGCGTCGTGCAGGTTGAACCTGTGATGCGAGTTCGCCGGCTGACGCCAACCGAGTGCGAACGTCTGATGGGGTTCCCCGACGGCTACACGGCGATCAACTGGCGCGGGAAGCTGGCCGCCGATGGCCCGCGCTACAAGGCCCTCGGCAACTCCTGGGCTACCAACTGCGCGCGCTGGGTGGGGCGCCGGATCGCAATCGTCGACAGCATCCATGTGCGGGAGGTGGCATGACCCGCATCGTGTGCCAGTTCTCGTGCGGCGCCGCCTCGGCCATCGCGACGAAGCTCGCGCTGCAGCTCTCTGGCGTCCCGGTCGTCGTCCTGAACGCCTTCCTCAAGAACGAGCACCCGGACAACCGCCGGTTCCTCGCCGACTGCGAGCGCTGGTTCGGCGTGCCGATCACCGTCCTGCGGGACACGCGCTACGACGCCGACGTGATCCAGGTCTTTCGGCGCGAGCGCTTCATGCGCGGGCCGCGCGGCGCGCCGTGCACCCGTCTCCTGAAGCGCAAGCTCCTGGACGACTGGAAGCAGCCCGACGACGTGATGGTGCTCGGCTTCACTGCCGAGGAGGCCGATCGCTTCGACGACTTCCGCGAGCACTTCCCGGACAGCCCGGCGCGCGCGCCGCTGATCGAGCATGGCCTGACCAAGGACGACTGCAAGGCCATGGTCCTGCGCGCCGGCATCCGGCTGCCCGCCATGTACGAGCAGGGCTACGACAACGCGAACTGCATCGGCTGCGTCAAGGGCGGCGAGGGCTACTTCCGCGCGATCCGCCAGGACTACCCCGAGCAGTTCGAGGAGCTGTGTCGGGTGCAGGACGAACTTGGCGAAGGCTCGTACCTCTTCCGCAACCGCGACACCGGCGTGCGCTTCTCGCTGCGCGAGTTGAGCCTCGACGGGCCGGTGCGGCGAAACGAGGCGCTGCCGAACTGCTCGTTCTTCTGCGAGCTGGCCGAACAAGGGTACGCCTCATGACCGACTACCAAGCTTTCCTCCGCGAAAAGATCAAGCTCGCCCGCTTCGACGGCTTCGAGGTCGACCCGGCGGAGATCAATCCGGCGCTGAAGCCGCACACGCGCGACATCGTGCGCTGGGGCTGCCTGGGCGGCCGGCGCGCGATCTTCGCGTCGTTCGGCCTGCACAAGACCGCCACGCAGATCGAGCTGATGCGGCTGGCCGGCGTGCACCGCCCAGGCCTGCGCCTGATCACGATCCCGCTAGGCGTCCGGCAAGAGTTCTTCCGCGAGGTCGCGGAGCGCTTCAAGGGCGACTACGCGGTCGACCTGCGCTTCATCCGCCAGGACAGCGAGATCGGCGACGAGCGCACAATCTACCTCACCAACTACGAGAGCATCCGCGAGGGCAAACTGTTGCCGCGGCTGTTCCGCGCCTCCTCGCTCGACGAGGCGAGCATCCTGCGCAGCTTCGGCTCGAAGACCTATCAGGAGTTCCTGCCGCTGTTCGAGCAGGTCGAGCTGAAGTACGTCGCGACGGCCACGCCGAGCCCGAACCGCTACAAGGAACTGATCCACTACGCCGGCTACCTCGGCGTGATGGACACGGGCCAGGCCCTGACGCGCTTCTTCCAGCGCGACTCGGAGAAGGCCGGAAACCTGACGCTGTACCCGCACAAGGAACAGGAATTCTGGCTGTGGGTCGCGAGCTGGGCCGTCTTCATCCAGTACCCGAGCGACCTCGGCCACAGCGACGAGGGCTACGTGCTGCCCGAGATGGACGTCCGGTACCACGAGGTGCCGAGCGACTACGCCAAGGCGGGCTACGAGAAGGACGGCCAGGCGCTGATGTTCACCGACCCGGCGCTCGGCCTGTCGGCGGCCGCGACGGAGAAGAAGGACAGCCTGCCGGCCCGCGTCGCCAAGGTCGCCGAGATCCTCGCGGCCGATCCTGATGACCACTTCGTGGTCTGGCACGACCTCGAGGACGAGCGGCACGCCCTGCAGGAGGCGATCCCCGAGGCGGTCAGCGTCTGGGGCAGCCAGCAGCTCGACGAGCGCGAGAGCCGCATCGTCGGCTTCGGGGACGGCGCCTTCCGCGTCCTTTCGACGAAGCCGGTGATCGCGGGCTCGGGCTGCAACTTCCAGCGCCATTGCCATCGCGAGGTCTTCGCGGGCATCGGCTTCAAGTTCAACGACTTCATCCAGGCGATCCACCGCGTCCACCGCTTCGGTCAGGCGAGCCGCGTGCGGATCGACATCGTCTACAGCGAGGCCGAGCGGGAGGTGCTCCGGACCCTGCAGGCGAAGTGGAAGCAACACGAGGAGATGGTGGCCACCATGACCGAGATCATCAAGAAGTTCGGGCTCGATCAGCTCGCCATGCAGGAGACGCTCGCCCGCACGCTCGGCGTCGAGCGCATGGAGGTACGCGGCGACCGCTTCGTCGTCGCGAACAACGACTGTGTTCTAGAGGCGCAGCGCTTGCCGGAGAACCACGTCGACCTCATCGTCACGTCGATCCCATTCGCCAACCACTACGAGTATTCGGCCCGCTACGAGGACTTCGGGCACACCGAGGACAACGAGCACTTCTGGGCCCAGATGGATCACCTGACGCCCGAGCTGCTGCGGATCCTGAAGCCGGGCCGGCTGTACTGCTGCCACGTCAAGGACCGGATCCTGTTCGGCAACGTCACCGGCGCCGGCGCACCGACGGTCAGCCCGTTCCACGCCGAGGCGATCTTCCACGGCAAGAAGCACGGCTTCGACTACATGGGCCTGATCACGGTCGTCACGGACGTCGTGCGCGAGAACAACCAGACGTATCGCCTGGGCTGGAGCGAGCAGTGCAAGGACGGCACGAAGATGGGTGTCGGCTCGCCCGAGTACATCGTCCTGTTCCGCAAGCCGCAGACCGACCGCTCGAAGGGGTACGCCGACCTGCCGGTGGCAAAGTCGAAGGGCGACTACACGCGCGCCCACTGGCAGGTCGACGCGCACGCCTTCTGGCGCTCGAGCGGCAACCGCCAGCTCACCGCCGAGGAGCTCGCCGCGCTGGGCCCGGACAAGCTGGCCAAGATGTTCACGGCCTACTCGCTGGCCAACGTCTACGACTACGAGTTCCACGTCAAGATCGGCGAGGAGCTCGAGGCCCGCGGCGCGCTGCCGTCGACGTTCATGTCGCTGGCGCCCGGCAGCCACGATCCGGGCGTCTGGCACGACGTGACCCGCATGCTGACGCTGAACAGCGAGCAGGCGCGCCGGGCCGTCGAGAAGCACGTCTGCCCGCTGCAGTTCGACATCGTCGACCGCCTGATCGAACGGTACAGCAACCCCGACGAGCTCGTCTACGACCCGTTCTGCGGCCTGGGCACCGTGCCGTACCGCGCGATCCTGAAGGGGCGGCGCGGCGGCGGCTCGGAGCTCAACTCGGCCTATTTCCTCGACCAGGTGCATTACCTGCGATCGGCGGAGCGCGAGTTCTCGATGCCGAGCCTGTTCGACACGCTCGACGAGGAGCAGGCAGCGTGACTGCACCTCTGACGCCGCCCGACTGCGACCTGACGGACTTCCCGTTCATGCCGCTCGAAGTCGCGCGCCTGCGCCGGTCGAAGGCGTGGCTGATCTGCAAGCGCACGCCGGCGCTGGCCTTCTACATGCTCAACCTCTGGACGGCGTGCTGGCACGAGCGGCCGGCGGGCTCGCTCGAGGACGATGACGACGTGCTCGCCGACCAGGCCATGTGCGACCCGGCGAAGTGGGACAAGGTCAAGGCCGACGTCCTGCGTGGCTGGGTGCGTTGCGATGACGGCCGCTACTACCACCCGACGGTGTGCGAGAAGGTCGTCGAGGCCTGGAACGCAAAGCTCGATCAGCGCTGGCGCACCGAATGCGCGCGGATCAAGAAGCACAACGACCGCCACGAGACGAACGTGCCCCGTCCCACATTCGAAGAATGGTTGTCGTCCGGTTGTCCCCAGGGACAGCGCCTACCTGTCACCAGGGACAACGACGGGACTGGAAACGGACAACTCGGGGAAACGCACTCCAAGGGACAGGGAGAGGGACAGGGAGAGAGAGAGGGACAGGGACAGGGAGAATCTGTTGTGGGCGGCGACGCGGGCATTGCCGCCGCCGCTGCCGCGCCGGCCCAGCCGCGCACAACCCGGGCTCCGCGTGGCGAACGCCTCCCGGAAGGCTGGACGCTGCCGCGGGAGTGGGGCGTCTGGGCGATCGAGGCCTACCCGCAGTGGACGCCCGAGAAGGTGCGCCTCGAGGCCGAGCGCTTCGCCGACCACTGGCGCTCGAAGACCGGCAAGGACGCGACGAAGCTCGACTGGCTCGCGACCTGGCGCAACTGGTGCCGCAGCGACATCGCGCACCGCGACGACCCGAAGCCGGCCGGCGTGGCGCCGGGGCGCGGCCGCGGCTCGCCTACCGACGCCGATCTCGCCGCGGCGAACGCAGCCGCAGACGCCGAGGCCGCTCGCCGCCTGTTCGGGGCAGGGGAGACGATCGATGCGTGAAGCCGACTTCGCTCCCTTCGCGCAGCACCTCGCCGACATCTGGGGCCTCAAGGGCCAGGTGCTCAACGGCGGCGGCAAGGCGCTGTGGTTCCGGGCCCTGCAGGCGTATTCGCTCGACGCGATCCGGGCGGCGCTGGACGCCTACCTGCGCGATCCGAGCACGAAGGGCTTCCTGCCCATGCCCAGCGACATCATCGGCCGGCTCGACCGCGCGGACGGCCGCCCGGGCGCCGAGGAGGCGTGGGCAATGGCCGTCGGCTGCCAGGACGAGGCCGTCACCGTCGTCTGGACGGAAGAGACGAGCCGCGCGATGGGCCTGTGCCGCCCGATCCTGCTGGCGGGCGACGAGGTAGGCGCGCGCATGGCGTTCCGCGAGGCCTACGAGCGGCTCGTCGCGGAAGCGCGTTCGGCGCGCCGGCCCGTCGCCTGGTCGGTCAGCCTCGGAATGGATCCGGAAGGGCGCCGGGTCGCGATCGAGGCCGCACAAGCCGCCGGCCTGCTGCCGGCGCCGGCGGCGGGCGATGCGCCCCTCGCGCTGCCCGCGCCGCGCGGCGACGTCCTGACGCCGTTGACCCAGGCCGCGCCGGCGGAAGCGAAAGCCGCGCTGCTGCGGCTGCGCCAGTCGCTCACCGAGCCGCGCGCGGAGCTGCCGAGCCGGGATGCCCAGGCGCGCGAGCGCGCGGACGACGCGAAGAAGGTCGCCCAGGAGCGCGTCGCTGCCGCCTTTCCCGACAGCCTGCACGACGCCCATGTGGGCGCGCTCTGGGCGCATGCCCTTCGACAGAAGAACCACCTCAGGAAGACCGCATGACGATGAAACCCTATGTCCCGAAGCCCGGCAGCCATGCGGCCCACGTGCTCGCGATCATGCGCCAAGCCGATGCCGATGTCTGGCACGCCTCCGCGGCGCTGGCGCGGCAGGTCGGCGTGAACGCAGCCGACCTGCGCCTGCTGCTCGCGGCCGCCGTGAAGCACGAGCTCCTCGAGCTGAAGCGCGGCAAGCGCAACCTGTACCGGCTCGGCGCGCGCGCGATCACGGCGCCTGGCGAGCCGGCGTCTCCTCCGCTGCCGGCAGGGCCAGGGCTGCCGCCTCGCAGCGTCTTCGACCTGCGCGACGAGCACATCCCCATGCCGACGGGCGCACGCTTCGGTGTGTGGGCTGACGGCCGGATCAACATCTCCCGCGCCGGCCGGGTCACCGAGCAGCTCTCGCCGACGGAGGCGCGCGACCTAGCGCGCGTGCTGCGCGAGCGCGCGACGGAAGAGGAGGGTGCCTGATGGCCCGCGTCCTGAAGTTGGTTAGCGCCGCGGTGCGCGCTCGCGCGATCGAGGCGCTGCGGCTGTTGCCGGAGGGCTGGGTGGTGACCTTCAGGCCGCCGGGACGAACCCTCGACCAGAATTCGGCGCAATGGCCCATCTTGGCCGCGATCTCGGAGCAGCTCCAGTGGCCCGTCGACGGCGAGCTCGTGAGCATGTCCGACGAGGAGTGGAAGGACGTCCTGACGGCGGCCTTCCAGGGCGAGCGCGTGCGCCTGGCGCGCGGCGTCTTCGGCGGCGTCGTGATGATCGGCCTGCGCACGAGCAAGATGAGCAAGGCGCGGTTCAGCGAGTGGCTGGAGTTCCTGCACTGGTTCGCGGCTGAACGCGGTGTCGTCGTCTATCCCGACCACGATCCGAAGGCGACCGCGCCGGCGCACCGCCCGCGCGAAGAGGTCGCAGCATGATGGCCGTCGCTGGAGAGACGATCACGCTGCTGGCCGACATGCCAGGCCTGCGGCTCGGACGGGGGCTGAACGACCGCGAAGGACACTGGGCTCGCGCGCGCCGGGTGAAGGCGGAGCACCACGCGGTCGCATGGTCGCTGGCCACCCGCGCGCGGCCGAGCCTGCCCTGCGTGATCCGGATCACCCGCCTAGCGCCGGGCAACGGCCTGGACGACGACAACCTGCAGGGCGCGTGCAAGGCGGTGCGCGACGCAGTCGCGAAGTGGATCGGCGTCGATGACCGTGAGGTCGGGGCGGTGCGCTACGAGTACGCGCAGGCGCGTGCGCCGTGGGCCGTGCGCATCGAGGTCGTGCGATGAGCTGGGCGAAGCCTCCACGCCGCGTGCGGCAATACGAGGGTGCGAACCCCAGCGCGCCGCGGCCCGTCGTCGCCTCGCGTGGCCAGCTCTCGGCGCTGCTTGACGCGCCCTGCGACCTCGCCCCGGCGCCGGCGAAGCGCAAGCCCGTCGCGGACGCCGTAGAGGCGTGGGGCGCCCGCATCCGCGAGGCCGCGCGCGGCGAGCCGTGCACGGTGCGCCTGCCGGGCATCTGCCGGTTCGCGCCCGAGTTCTCGATCTGGTCGCACGCCCGCTGGGGCGCGCGCTTGGGCGACGCCGGCCGCAGCATGGCGACGAAGGCGCTCGACGTCTGCGGCGCGATCGCCTGTACCGCCTGCGACGGCGCCTACGACGGCCAGATCGCGGCGCCGCACCTCACCCGCGAGGAGATCGACCTCGCGTGGTGCATGGGCCACTTCCGCAGCCTCGGCCGGCTCCTCGAGAAGGGCGTCCTGTGAAAGCTGAGCGGATGCCCACGCCCGAGGAGGCACTGCGGGCCCGTGTCGAGGCGGCCCGCGCCCGCGGCGATCGCATCACGGTCATCAGCGACGCAGACAGCTACACCGAGGTGGTCCTGCTCGGGATCGCCATCGGCGACGCCGCGGCGTGCGTGATGTCGATCGACCGCTCCGAGTACGACGGATTCAAGGTCTTGAAGGCCATGGGCGTGCCGTGCGACGGCCCGGCGCCCGGGGCGAACGCAATGGATCGCGCCAAGCGCGCGCAGAAGAAGGGAACGAAGGCATGAGGACGACGAACGACGAGCCGGTGACGATGGCCGAGCGCTACAGCGGCGCGATCGAGTCGAGCAACCTGCGCGTGCGGGAGGTTGCGGGTGACGTCGACCTGCTCGTGGCCGCCGGCCTGGCGGGCAACTGCCTCGCCGGCGCGCTGCTGCGCCTGCAGGTCGAGTACGACACGGTGCGCGGTGAGCACCGGGCCGCCGAGGCGCGGCTGCGCGCCGCGGAGATCGACGCCGCGCGCCAGAAGGGCGACTACGTCGATGAGCACGGCGTCGTCATCTCCACGGCCGAACAGCGGGCGGGTGTCATCAACGCGGCGTCTGAGGTTCAGGCGCTGACCGACCACGTGATGATCCTGGCGGCGCTGCCCAGCCTGCGGGGCGCGAAGGAAATGCTTGGGCACCATGCGCTGGCGCGCGCTCGGGAGCTGAAGTTCGCCCTCACGACACCGCAGGTGCTGCGACTGGCCGGCGCGGCGCTCGATGTCTTCCTGTCGCCGCAGTGCCGCCCGTGCAAGGGGGTGGGGTTCACGGGCTCCCTGCAGCGCGGCCAGCAGCAGAAGCGGTGCGACGCATGCCGGGCGACCGGCTCGCGCCGCTACAGCGTCGGCAAGGATGAGCAGTCGCGCGCATTCGTCTTCGCGCTGCTCCTCGACCTGTCGCACATGGTCGACACGGCGGCCGCCGACATGGCCAGGCAGCGCGCGGCCGTGCGCGAGGCGAAGGCGATGCTGCTGCGTGCCGAAGCCGGATTGCCGGAGGAGGGGGCCTGACTCTAAGCACGATATCGAGCTGGCGCGAGCTGTGCAGAATCACGTCGTGCTGCACGAGCGACCCTGACCCGGTCGCCGGCAGACGGCGACGCTCTAGCTTCGGCCGGGGATGTTGAATTTGTCCCCAGGGGGTTGCCCCTGGCGCCCGTTCCGCAGACGGCCCTGTTGATGGATAGGTGCGCCTGTTCGATGCCCAGAGTTCGAGTGGTTCGAGTGGACACGACGATTGACGGTCGCGAGAATTCGTCCATGCGCAAGTCGAACGCCGTCTGGAAAAAGGGGCCGCCGCCGTCGATCGGTTGGTGGCCAGTGTTGGTGTCCGAAGACATCGGCCTGATTGCATGGTGGAACGGACACGAATGGAGCCAGTCATGCAGCCCGAAGATGGATCCCGGTCTCGCCGAGGCTGTCGCGAACAAGCCCGCGCATCGAATCGTGCAAAAAGCGATTCGCTGGTCTGAACGTCCGGCATCATGGCCGATGTGGAGTCACACATAACGGCCCTCAGGGATGGGAATCCATCGAGAGCATGACCTGATCGAACCCAGCGAGGCGAAGTGCCTTGACCCCCGGTGGCGGTGACGCTTCCGGGGGTCTTTCTTTCTAGGAGCCGAAATGTCCTATTCCTTCACCGTCCGCGCCGCGAACAAGGCCGAAGCCAAGAACGCCGTTGCCGCCAAGCTGGCCGAGGTGGTGCGCCACCAGTCCGCGCACGCGGTCGATCAGGACAAGGCTCACGCCGCCGCCTGCGCGTTCATCGACGCGTTGGCCGACGACGCGACCCGCGACATCCACGTCGGCATGTACGGCAACGTGACGACGAGCGGCGTCGGCGTGATCGGCGCGGGCGTGAACGTCAGCGCGAGCCTCGCCGATCGCCAGGCCTGACCGGCCATCTCATCCATCGCACGGAGCACCGCATGCACTACAAGGACGGCACCGAGGCCCGCGTCGGCGACCTGGTCAAGGGCAAGGTCTACAACACACCGGGCGTCGTCGTCGGCGTCCTGCTGGGCATCACGCCCGGTACGCCGACGTGCAACTGCCGCGTCGGCATCGTCCGGCGCCGCGACGCCGGCGACATCGGCAAGGTGGAGCAGCCGTTCGCCAACGCGGTGTGCCTGAGCGACGGCCACTTCCAGGTGCATCGCGAGCGCGTGGGCCACGGGCCGATCATCGCCACGCTGGTTGGTGCGAAGGTCGACTTCAGCCAGTGCGACTGGCTCGAGCTGGTCCACCGCGACGAGCCCGCGCAGGCCTGACGAGTTCGGGCGGCCTGCCTCCACCCTTCGCGCGCTCAAGTAGCACGCACCGGGCAGAGCCGCCCACCTTACACGCCGCGGGAGCGGCCAAGCGCCGCGTCATGCGCCACCCGGGCCACTCCCGCCGACCTGCTTGGTCAAGGGCCACATCGGAGCGCTGCGGCCCGCACAAGCCGCGCAGAGTGCGAAAGATCGCCGGCAGCAGGTGACGCGAGTGAACGTGCCGGCCGGCCTCCTCCGGCGCCGCGCGGCGGGCGCCTGCACCCTCAACTCAACAGGAGAACGACATGCCCACCATCCGCGAGGCGATGCAAGCCGAGGTCAATGCGCTGCGCACCCAGGCCGACGCGATCGAGGCGAAGCTGCAGGCCGTCGAGCCCAGCCTCGCGAACGTGCTGGAGCACGACGCGGTGGCGGTGGCCTCGTTCTTCCGCACCTTCGGCGAGCACATCTTCGGGCACAAGCCGGCCGCCGCGCCCGCGCCCGAGGCGCAGCCGGCGGCATCCGCGGCGCAGTAAGGGGATGGGCCGGCACGCGCGCGCCGGCGTGCCGCGCGTCCCGCGGCGCCCGAAGCCGCCGGCGGACGGCCGGCTGCAACCCGCACCCGAGGTGCTCGAGTGGATCGAGCGCTGCATCCTGCGGGAGACCGGCGAGCTTCACAACCCGGAGCACCGCCACCTCATCGGCGCCGACCTGCAGGTCATGTGGGCGCCGCAAGGGTTCGCGAAGAAGGGCCGCACGGTCGTCGGAGCCGCCGAGGAAGTCAGCTTCCGCTCGGGCGGCTTCGAGCGCATGCGCGCCGAGCAGCAGTTCGCCGACTGGTTCGGCGTCGCACCCAAGTTCCTGATCACCTTCGCGGCGAGCTACGCCGCCGATTGCACCGACGCTGAGTGGTGCGCGCTGGTGGAGCACGAGCTCTACCACGTGGCGCACGCGCGGGGCCTGTTCGGCGAGCCGCTGTTCACGAAGGAAGGGCGCCCGCGCCTAGAGATCCGAGGGCACGACGTTGAAGAGTTCGTGGGCGTCGTCCGCCGGTACGGAACCGGCAACCCGGAGGGCAACCTGGCACGCCTGGTCGAGGTGGCGGGGCGCGCTCCTGAAGTCAGCCGCCTGCAGGTCGCGGGTGCATGCGGCACGTGTCTCCTAAGGGCCGCTTAGCCCGAACCCATCCCCGACCGTCATGGCCAAGCTCACCGAACCCCAGAAGCTCTTCATCATTCAGGCCCTCGCGTGCTTCGACACGCCGACACAGGTGGTCGACGCGGTTCGGGAGGAGTTCGGCATCGAGATCCACCGGCGCCAGGTGGCGGAGTACGACCCGTCGAAGATCTCGGGCAGGGGGCAGATCAGCGCCAAGCTGGTGGCCCTGTTCGAGTCGACGCGGGCCGCGTTCCTGAAGGAAACGTCGCAGATCCCGATCGCCAACCAGGCGGTTCGCCTGCGCACGCTGCAGCGCCTGGCCACGCTTGCGGAGAACCAGCGGAACGTCGCTCTCGCCGCGCAGCTCGTGGAGCAGGCGGCGAAGGAGGTCGGAGGGGCGTTCACGAACCGGCGCGAGATCACGGGCAAGGGCGGCGGCCCGATCGAGCAGGCCAGCACCACCACGTCGGTAACGCTCGAGGAGTTCCAGCAGATCGCGCGGCGGGTGGCCGACGAGGTGTGATGCGTGCGGGTCTTCTCGCCGCAGGAGCGGTTCGCGGCCGCTGAGCTCGCGCGCGCCGATCACTACTTCTTCAGCCGCTGGATGTTCCAGCAGCGCAAGGGCTTCCAGTGGCAGCGGGCGCGCCACCACAAGCTGATCTGCGACGCGCTGATGCGGGTCTACCGCGGCGAGTGCAAGCGCCTGGTGATCAACATCCCGCCGCGGTACTCGAAGACCGAGCTGGCGGTGATCAACTGGATTGCGTGGTGCTTCGGGCAGGTGCCGGACGCTGAGTTCATCCACACCAGCTACAGCAGCCAGCTCGCGGTCAACAATAGCGCCGGCATCCGCAGCATGGTGCAGCATGAGGCGTATCGGGAGATCTTCCCGGGCGTCGCGCTGAGCGGCGAGGCGGCTCACCACTGGAAGACGACCGCCGGCGGCGTCATGTACGCCACGGGCACCGGCGGCACGATCACCGGCTTCGGCGCGGGCAAGCACCGCGAGGGCTTCGGCGGCGCGATTGTCATCGACGACCCGCACAAGGCCGACGAGGCGCGCAGCGACGTCATCCGGCAGGGCGTCATCGACTGGTTCCAGACGACGCTCGAGAGCCGCAAGAACAGCCCGGACACGCCGATCATCGTCATCATGCAGCGGCTGCACCAGGACGACCTGGCCGGCTGGCTGTTGGGCGAGGAGCCGGGCGTCAAGCCGGGCGGCAACGGCGAGGTCTGGGAGCACCTGTGTCTCTCGGCCTGGAACGACGACGGCACGCCGCTGTGGCCGGAGAAGCACGACGCCGAGGCGCTGCGCCGGATGGAGAGCGCGTCGCCCTACGTGTTCGCTGGCCAGTACCGGCAGCGCCCGGCGCCACTGGATGGGGGCCTGTTCAAGCCCGACCAGATCAGCGTCATAGACGCGCTGCCCGCCGGCCGCATCGACTGGGTGCGCGGCTGGGACTTGGCGAGCACGACGGACGGCGACTGGACGGTCGGCCTACGACTCGGGCGCACGGAGGACGGCCGCTTCATCATCGCGGACGTCAACCGCATGCGCTGCGGGCCCGACCAGCGCGACGCGGCGATCGTCAACACCGCGGCGCGCGACGGGCGCGCGACGAAGCAGAGCATCCCGCAAGACCCGGGGCAGGCCGGCAAGACGCAGGTGCTGTACCTGACGCGCCAGCTCGCGGGCTACAAGGTCACGACGTCGCCCGAGACCGGCGACAAGGTCACCCGGGCCGAGCCCGCCGCGGCGCAGGTCAACGTCGGCAACGTGTCGATGCTGCGCGGCGACTGGAACGCCGCTTTCATCTCCGAGCTGCGCGTCTTCCCGAACGGGTCGTTCGACGACCAGGTCGACGCGTTCTCGCGCGCCTTCGGCGAGCTGATCGTCGTCCGCCGCTCCTTCTTTGGATAGCCTATGTTCTCCTGGTTGCGCCGAAAGACCGCTGCAGCGCCGCCGCCGCCGGCGCCCGCGCCCGAGCGCGACACGGGCTCGTTCTGGAGCACGCACGCGGCCGAGCGGCGCGGCGGCGCGCTGCGCGTGGCGGACTACCTCGATGCCCTTCGGCGCGAGCTGCCGAAGTACGTGCCCGAGGGCACCGCGGACGACGACGGCAACGGCGACGGCATCGCGCTGAAGCTCGCAGCGACCGCGCAGAACATCCCCGAGGTGCTCGCCGCCTGGTACGCCTCGCAGACGTTCATCGGCCACCAGCTCGCCGCGATCCTCGCGCAGCACTGGCTGATCGACAAGGCGTGCGGCATGCCCGGGCGCGATGCAATCCGCCAGGGCTTCGACATCGTCAGCGCCTCTGGCGACGAGATCCCACCCGAGGCGATCAAGATCCTGAAGGCGGCCGACCGCCGGGTGAAGCTCAACGCCCAGCTCGAGGAGTTCGTGCGCAAGGGCCGGATCTTCGGCATCCGCATCGCGCTGTTCAAGGTCGAGAGCACCGACCCCGAGTACTACGAGAAGCCGTTCAACCCGGACGGCGTCACGCCGGGCTCGTACAAGGGCATCGTGCAGGTCGACCCCTACTGGACGGCGCCGATGCTCGATCAGGCGGCCTCGTCGCGGCCGGACACGGCGCACTTCTACGAGCCGACCTGGTGGCAGATCAACGGCCAGCGGTACCACCGCTCGCACCTGGTGATCTTCCGCAACAGCGAGGTGCCCGACCTCCTGAAGCCGCAGTACCTGTACGGCGGCGTGCCGGTGCCCCAGCGGATCATGGAGCGCGTCTACGGCGCCGAGCGCACCGCCAACGAGGCGCCGCAGCTCGCGCAGACGAAGCGCACCACCGTCTGGCTGACCGACATGGCGCAGTTCGCAGCCCTCGGAGACGACGGCGTCAAGCGCATGGCTGATTGGGCGAGCTACCGCGACAACTACGCGATCAAGTTGGGGGACGCCCAGGGCGACAAGATCGAGCAGTTCGACACGTCGCTGGCCGACCTGGACAGCGTCATCATGACCCAGTACCAGATCGTCGCCGCGGCGGCGAACGTGCCGGCGACGAAGCTGCTCGGCACGTCGCCCAAGGGCTTCAACGCCACCGGCGAGTTCGAGGAGGCGAGCTACCACGAGGAGCTCGAGAGCATCCAGGCCCACGACCTCACGCCGCTGGTCGAGCGCCACCACCTGCTGGTCATGCGCTCGGAGGTGGTGCCCAAGATGGCCGCGATGAAGGACGTCGAGACGACCGTCGAATGGCGCCCGGTCGACAGCCCGACGGCCGGTGAGCAAGCCGAGCTCAACCTCAAGAAGGCGCAGACTGGCCAGGCGCTGGTGGCGTCCGGCGCCATCGGCAGCGAGGAGGAGCGCCAGCGCATCGCGCTCGACCCGTCGAGCGGGTACGCGGGCGTCGACCTGACCGCGCCGCCGGCGGACGATGGCGAGGACGACGACGATGGCGACGATCCCGCGGCCGAATGAACCGCTGCGCGGGGGCGTGCTGAGCCCCAACGCGGCGATCCTGAACGACTTCGAGGTCGCCATCCTGTCGATGCTCCGGCGGATGTCGGACGAGACGAAGAAGACGATCGCGCGGGTCTTCGCCGAGGCCGCCCATGACGCCGCCGACGCGGCGCCGCGCGAGGGCGCCATCGCGGGCTTCTCGAACATCAGCAGCCAGGCGCGGATCCAGCTCAACGCGCTGATGGACAAGTACGAGCCGATGTTCGCCCGGCTCGCCAAGAAGGCGACGAAGCGCATGATGGATCGGACGATCCAGAACAGCGCGGTGACGCTGGGCATGTCCCTGCGCCAGATCAGCGAGTCCGTGCAGCTCAACGCCAAGGCCATGTCGCCGGCGCTGCTGGACATCATCAACGCGAGCACGACGGAGGCGGTGGGCCTGATCAAGGTGATCCCGACGACCTACCTCACCAAGGTGCAGGGTGCGGTCATGCGGTCCATCACCACCGGCCAGGGCCTCAAGGATCTGACGCCGTTCCTGGAGAAGGCGTACCGGCAGAACGTGCGCCACGCGCGCAACGTTGCGATGGATCAGACGCGCAAGGCGTACAGCGGCATCACGGCGCAGCGCATGGTCGACGTGGGCGTGAAGGAGTACGAGTGGGTGCACGTCGGCGGCTCGAAGGAGCCCCGGATCGACCACGTCGCGATGAGCGGCAACGTCTACCGCCTCGACGACCCGCCCGTGATCGACAAGCGCACGGGCCAGCGCGGCAAGCCGGGCGACGCCATCTACTGCCGCTGCAAGATGCGCCCGATCGTCCGCTTCAACGCCGACTGACCACCACCGACACCATCTGAAGGCCCGCCGCGCGCGGGCCTTTCGCATTGGCGACGCCATGACCGAAGAATCGAAGACCACGCCCACCGCCGCCGGCATCGCGTACGTAGCCGACGGCCGCGTGCTGCTGCTCAAGCGCTCGGCCACCACGAAGGCGCACCCGCTGACCTGGAGTTTCCCTGCCGGCGGCATCGAGGAAGGCGAGGGCAGCCTGGAGGCGGCCGCACGCGAGTCGATGGAAGAGACGGGACATCGTCCGGACGTCGTGGCCCCGCTCGAGGAGCGCGACGGCTTCGCGCTGTTCCTGTGCACCGAGCCCGCCTTCGCGCCGGTGCTCAACGACGAGAGCCTCGGCTACTGCTGGGCTTCGCCCGACGACCTGCCGACGCCGCTGCATCCGGCCGTCGCCGATCAGATCGCGCTGGCGCTCGCCGCCGCGGCGCCGAAGGTCGAGCCCGAGACCGAGCCCGACGACGTGGCGATGGACGAGTCGGCGCGCGACTTCGACACAAACGGCTGGTTCGAGATCAAGGGCAACCCGCTGTCGAAGGTCGGTGTGTTCCCCTACCGTGGCCGCCAGGTCGGCAAACCGGACGAGCCCGACCGCCTGTTCCAGATCCTGAGGCCCGCCGAGGAGCTATCCGACCCCGAGGCCATCGCGAGCTTCCGCCTGCTGCCGTGGATCGACAACCACGTGATGCTGGGCCCCGAAGAGGCCGGCCTGATGCCGGCCGAGCGCAAGGGCGTGCAGGGCGTCGTCGGCGAGGACGTCTATTTCGACCCCGACACGGACGACGGCGTCCTGCGCGGGAACGTGAAGCTCTTCTCCCAATCCATGGCCACCCTGATCGAGGCCGGGAAGCGGGAGTTGTCCTGCGGCTACCGCTGCAAGTACGACTGGACTCCCGGCGTGTTCAAGGGCCAGCCGTACGACGCGATCCAGCGGCGGATCCGGGGCAACCACCTGGCGCTCGTCATGAGCGGCCGCATGGGCCCGGACGTCGCCGTCCTGGACTCGATCGATCAACCCACCACCTCTGAAAAGGAGCCATCCATGGCTGACGAGAAGAAGGACGAGGGCGGCTCCGGCATGACGCTGGAAGCCGCACTCGATGCGTTCAAGCAGGTCATGCCCGCGATCAAGATGCTCATGGAGCACGCGAACCCGGGCGCGACCACCACGACTGCCGCCGCGGTCGATGCCGATCCCGGCAAGACCGAGGAGGAGAAGAAGGACGAGGGCAAGACCGTCGCCGCCAAGGACGACGACTCCGGCACACCGCCGCCCAGGGATGACGACGACAAGGGCAGCGCCGCGATGGACGAGGCCGCCGTCTTCCGCTCGGTCATGGGCCAGGTCGTGCGCCGCGACAAGCTGGCGCGCGAGCTCTCGGCCCACATCGGCACCTTCGACCACTCCGAGATGACCGAAGCCGAGGTCGCCGCCTACGGCGTCAAGAAGCTGGGCATCAAGGCGGCCGCCGGCCAGGAGGCGGCGGTGCTGAGCGGCTACCTCGCCGCCGCCGTCGCGCCGTCGGCCAAGAAGGCCACCACGGCCGTCGCCATGGACTCGAGTTCCGGCGGCGGCAATTTCGTCACCCGCTTCATGCAGGAGGAGTAAGCGATGACCGCTTTCCAGTCCACCGTCAACGTCGGCTACGCCTTCGGCGTTCCGGGCGAGTTCATCAAGGACGGCCCGCGCCGTGTCGTGCGCCGCCAGATCAACTCCGGCGGCGTAAGTCCGAACGTCATCGGCTACGCCTACACGGCGGCCAACGGCACGGGCATCGCGTCCGTCGGGGGTGCCATCATCAACGGCGCGTCGATCTTCGCCGGCATCCTGGTCGGCCCGAAGGAGTACTCGAGCGCCGGCGGCGCTTCGGGGCCGCTGTCGCCGACGCTCTCGCTGCCGGACAACACCGACGGCGATTTCGCGCTGATGGGCAACGGTCTGGTCGTCGCCCTGAGCACGGCCGCCAACATCGGTGACCAGGTCATCTACAACACGACCACCGGCGCCCTCGCCGCGGTCGCTCCCGGCGCTGCGGCCGGCGCGGGCAACGCCTACGTGCCGAACTGCTTCGTCGAGGAAGTCGTCAACGCCGCGGCCGGCCTCGTGTCGATCCGCCTGACCAACTGATCGGAGGATCAACATGGCCAAATCCAAAGAGCACGGCTATCGGTCGGCTCGCAGCTTCCAACTCCCCAACGGCGCTCCCCGCCGGATGGAGATGACCGCGGGGGACGTCGAAGACTACATGGCGCTCTCGGCCATGGGGATCGGCCTTCCGCCCGGGAAGGTCGAGCACATGGCGAAGATTGCCTTCGACCACTTCGCGATGGACGACGCGCAGGGCCTGGGCACCGTGGCATCGATCACCACGCCCGTGCAGTTCCTGCAGACGTGGCTCCCCGGCTTCGTCCGCTACATCACGGCCGCGCGCAAGATCGACCAGCTGATCGGCATGACCACGATCGGCGACTGGGAAGACGAAGAAGTCGTGCAGGGCGTCCTGGAGCCGATCGGCAGCGCCGTGCCGTACGGCGACCTGACGAACGTGCCGCTCTCGAGCTGGAACTCGAACTTCGAGCGCCGCACCATCGTCCGCTACGAGAAGGGCATGCAGGTCGGTGTCCTCGAGGAGCGTCGCGCTGCGAAGATCCGTCTCAACACGGCCAACGAGAAGCGGAACGCCTCGGCGCTCGCGCTGGAGGTCCAGCGCAATCTCATCGGCTTCTACGGCTACAACTCGGGCAACAACCGCACGTACGGCTTCCTGAACGACCCGAGCCTGCCGGCCTACTACACCGTGCCGAACGGTGCAAACGCGTCGCCCACCTGGGCCAGCAAGACGTTCCTGGAGATCACGGCGGACATCCGTCAAGCCGCCGGCAAGCTCCAGACGCAATCGCAGGACACGGTGAATCCGCTGACCGACGCGACGACGCTGGCGCTGCCCACCGCGGTGGCGCAGGCCGTGACGACGGCGACCGACTTCGGCATGTCGGTGCGCAAGTGGGTGGCCGAGAATTACCCCAAGATGCGCATCGAGTCGGCGCCGCAACTCAACGGCGCCAATGGCGGCGCGAACGTGTTCTACCTGTACGCCGAGTCCGTGGACGACGGTGCGTCGGACAACTCGCGCGTCATCGAGCAGATCGTGCCCGCCAAGTTCATGGTGCTGGGTGTCGAGAAGCGCTCGAAGTCCTACGTCGAGGACTACTCGAACGCGTCGGCCGGCGTCATCGTGAAGCGCCCGTACGCGATCGTGCGCGGTTCGGGCATCTGACGCATCGCTGAACTGTCGCGGCACTCCGCCGCGTCGCAACTGAAGGCCCCGCGGCAGCCCCGCGGGGCCTTTCCATTTGGAGAGGCTTCATGGCCAAGGTCTACATCTACTCGACGCTCACCTCCGACATGCACTACACGTCGTGGATGCCGCCCGTCGAAAAGGGCGCCATCGCGAACGTCGAGCGCGTCGTCTTCATCAAGGGCGGCTCCGGCGTCGCCAACGACCGCATCATCACCCCGAGCGGCGTCCGCACCGAGATCGACGACAGTGACCTCGAGGTGCTGCAAAAGAACGAGGTGTTCAAGCTGCACGTCAAGAACGGCCACATGCGCGTGGAGCGCAAGGACGTCGACGCCGAGAAGGTCGCCGCCGACATGAACCGCGCCGACCCCTCGGCGCCGAAGACGCCGGCCGACTACGCCAACGCCGGCGAAGACGACGCCAAGCCCGCCGCGAAGAACATGTAAGGGCTGCCCATGGCCGTGCACACCTTCGACCAGGACGCCTTCTGCAAGTCGTTCCCGGCCCTGGCGTCGGTCCCGGCCGACCAGCTCGCGGTCTACTTCCAGGACGCCACGACATTCCTGGGCGACAACGACACCTGCATCCTGCGGGGCGCGGTGATGGACCGGGCCCTGAACCTGCTGACGGCGCACCTGGCGCAATCCGCGGCGATGCTGCTGGCAGGCCAGACGTCGGTGGCGCCGATCAATGGCGCGACGCAGGGCAGCGTCAGCGTCCAGATGCAGCCCCCGCCCACGACGAGCGGCTGGCAGTTCTGGCTCGCGAGCACGCCCTACGGCCTGCAGTTGTGGGCGCTTCTGAGCATGCGCACCGCCGGCGGCTTCCTGGTCGGCGGCTCGCTCGAGCGAGCCTCCTACCGCAAGGCCGGGGGCGTTTTTTGAAGGGACTGAACTTCGACAAGATCCGCGCGCGCCTGGAGGCGATCCCCGAGGGCTTCGCCGACCGGGTCGCCAAGGTCGGCTGGTTCCCGGCCGCGCAGTACCCCGACGGGACGCCGGTGGCCTACGTCGCCGCGATCCAGGAGAACGGGTACTCCGCCGGCGGCATCCAGGCGCGCCCCTTCATCCGCCCGACGATCGCCGACCGCAAGGACGTCTGGGTCAACGTGATGGCCGACGGCATGCGCGCGGTGGTCAAGGGGCGCGCGAGCGCCGAGCAGGTACTGGACGGCGTGGGCCTCCAGGCCGCCGGCGACATTGCGCACACGCTCGGCACCGCTTCCTTCGCGCCGCTGTCGCCCGTGACGCTGATGCTGCGCAAGATGCGCGACGACGACCCGGGCCTCGTGATGAACCGTCGTGTCGTCGCCGAGGCCGCGCGCCGTGTCGCCGCCGGCGAGGCCGGCAGCACCCGCACCGATCCGCTGCACGACAGCGGCCTCATGATCTCCTCGCTGACGCACCTAGTCGGCGAGGCGGAGTGACCCCATGAACCTGAGCGCGCTCGTCGGCGGCGTCATCGGCGCCGTCAACCCGAAGGTCGAGGCCCAGTACCGCGCGTCGACCGGCAGCACGTCGGCGCCGTCCGGGCGCCGCACGCCGACGTACGCCGACCCCGTGTCCGTCCTCGTGCAGAAGCAGGCCCTGACCTACAAGGATCTGCAGCAGCTCCAGGGAGTCAACCTCAACGGCGAGGCCTGCGCGATCTACGTCGAAGGCGACTGGCGCGGCGTGTCGCGCCCGGCCGGCCGCGGCGGCGACCTGCTGACCCTGCCGGACGGCACCGTCTGGCTCGTCGTGCACGTCCTCGAGAACTTCTTCCAGACCGCCGGCTGGGCCAAGGTCGCCGCGGTGCTCCAGAACGGCCAATGAGCGCGACCGTCGACCTCACCGAGGAGCTCACCCTCGCCGCGCTGCGCGCCTTCCTGCTCGCCGTCATGCCGGCGGGCGTCGACGTGTGCGTCGGCCAGGACAACCGCGTCGCGGAGCCGATGGCCGGCGACTTCGTCGTCCAGACGGCCTTCTTCAAGCACCGGCTGTCCACCAACCGGACGGCCTACCTCGACGGTCTGCTGACCGATCCAGTCGCCGGCACGGGCCAGCGCCAGGACACGGTGCCGCAGCAAGTCACCATCCAGCTCGACTTCCACGGCCCGAACAGCTACGACAACGCGAGCATCGTCGAAGGCCTGTGGCGCAGCGACGTCGCCTGCGACCAGCTCGCGGCCGGGGGCCTCGCCATCGCGCCGCTGTACGCCTCCGACCCGCGCCAGGCGCCGTTCTCGAACGGCGAGCAGCAGATCGAGCAGGTCTGGCAGGTCGACCTGCTCCTGCAGTGCAACCCGGTCATCACGACCGGCCAGGACTTCGCCGACTCGCTCGAGGTCGGCCTGATCAACGTCGACCGCGCGTTCCCGCCGGCCTGACGCCCACCACTCGTCCAGCGGCCCCGCGCCGCCACCGAGAGCCCGCCGCGCGCGGGCTCTTCGCATTCACGCAACCCGGAGCCATCCAATGACCGCTTCCATCCCCGCCTCGTACTTCGTCGAGGTCACGCCCAGCGTGATCAAGGCGGGAGGCAACGCGCTCGTCCTCAACGGCGTGGTGCTCACCGAGAGCACGCGCGCGCCGATGGGCGCCGTCCTGTCGTTCGCTTCGGCCGACGGCGTCGCCTCCTACTTCGGCGGCTCGTCCGTGGAGGCCGCGGTCGCGGCGATCTACTTCAACGGCTTCGACAACTCGGACGTGAAGCCGGGGTCGATCCTGTTCACGCAGTACAACCCGTCGGCGGTGGCCGGCTGGATGCGCGGCGGCACGCTGGCCGGCATGACGCTCGCGACGCTGCAAGGCCTGAGCGGCGTGCTGACCCTGACGGTCGACGGCACGGCGCACACCTCTGCGGCGATCGACCTGAGCACGGCGACCAGCTTCAGCAATGCCGCGGCGCTGATCCTCGCGGGCTTCACCTCGCCGACGTTCACGGTCGCCTTCGACAGCGTGTCGCAGGCGTTCGTCTTCACCAGCGACACGACGGGCGCCTCGTCGAGCGTCTCGGTCGCGACCGGCACGCTCTCGGCCGGCCTCCACCTGACCACGGCCACCGGCGCCGTGACGTCCCCGGGCGCAGACGCCGCGGTGCCGGGCGCCTTCATGGACGGCGTGAAGCGCGCGACCCAGAACTGGGCCACCTTCATGACCGCCTTCGACCCCGACGGCGGCAGCGGCAACACGGTGAAGCAGGCGTTCGCCGCCTGGGTCAACAGCCAGAACAAGCGGTTCATCTACGTCGCCTGGGACGACGACATCACCCCGACCGAGTCGACCAGCGCCGCGGCGAGCCTGGCCGCCATCCTGGAGGCGGCCAGCTCCGAGGCGACCTGCCCGATCTACGGCCCGACCTGGGACAAGGCCGCGTTCATCTGCGGCTCGATCGCGTCGATCGACTTCACGCGCACCAATGGCCGCCCGAACTTCGCCTACCGCTCGCAGGCCGGCCTGCCGGCCGACGTCACCAGCGACACGGTCGCGGCGAACCTGCAGGCCAACGGCTACAACTTCTACGGCGCCGTCGCGACCGCGAACCAGGGATTCGAGTACTTCTACCCGGGCAGCGTCACCGGCACCTGGACGTGGCTGGACTCGCTGGTCTGCGAGATCTGGCTGAACAACGCCCTGCAGCTCGCGCTGCTGACCCTCCTGACCATCGTCAAGAGCATCCCCTACAACCAGGCCGGCTACGCGCTGATCCGCGCCGCCTGCATGGACCCGATCAACGCGGCGCTCAACTTCGGCGCGATCCGCGCCGGCGTGACGCTGACCGCGCAGCAGGTCGCCGAGGTGAACAACCAGGCGGGAACGCCCATCGACCAGGTGCTGTCGGCCCGTGGCTGGTACCTGCAGGTCAACGACGCCTCGGGCACGACGCGCGCGGCGCGCTCGTCGCCGCCGATCACCCTCTGGTACATGGACGGCGACTCGGTCAACAAGCTGAGCCTGTCCTCGATCGCCGTGCAGTAAGCGGCCGCGCCACCACTTCAACGAGGAACCCACATGGCCAAGACCATCACGTCGGCGAATTCGATCATCACGCTGTCGATTCCCGACCTCATCCCCGCGCCGTTCCAGCTCCAAGGCTTCGCCGCGGACAACGTCTTCGAGTCGGAGTCCATCGACCAGGTGCAGACGGTCATGGGTGTCGACGGCAACCTGTCAGCGGGCGTCGTTCTCGTCGAGGTGCCGATGACGATCCACCTGCAGGCCGACAGCGACAGCATCCAGTACTTCGAGACGTGGCTGGCGACGCAGCGTCAGCAGCTCGAGGTCTTCTACGCCAACGGCCAGGTCGTGCTGCCGTCGGTGAAGAAGACCTTCACCATGACCAAGGGCGTCCTGAAGCGCGGGCCCTGGATGCCGAGCGCCGGCAAGACCCTGCAGCCCCAGGTCTACAACCTGGTCTGGCAGACGATTCAGCCGGCGGTGCTCTGATGGCCCGGCGCGAAGCGTTCATCACGATCGACGCCGAGGGGCGGGACAAGGGCAAGGTCTTCAAGATCACGGAGATGCCGGCCGACGCCGGGGAACGGTGGGCGATCCGCCTGCTCCTCGCGCTCGCGAATTCGGGCGTCGACCTGCCCGCGAACGCCTTCTCCGCGGGCATGGCCGGTCTCGCCGCCGTGGGCCTGCGGGCGCTCTTCAAGCTGCGGTGGATCGACGCCGAGCCGCTGCTCGACGAGATGATGCTGTGCGTCTCCGTCTGCCCACGGCAGGGCGACCGCACGATCACCACCGGCCTGTTCCCCGACAGCATCGAGGAGATCGCGACCCGCGTCCGCCTGCGCAAGGAGGTGCTGCTGCTGCACACGGGTTTTTCGCTGCCCGCCGCCAGCTCGACCTCAGCCTCGACGGCGGGCCAGACGCCCGACTAGGCGACTACGCCAACGTCCCTCGGTCGCTCGCCGCGGTCGTCAGCTCGCGTCTTGCGACCATGAGCGAGCTCTCCACGACGCTGGGCGTGCGCGACCTCTACGACCTGCTCGAGATCCTGGCGGTCGACTCCCACAACGAGCGCGTGCTGCGCACGCCGAAGGGCTGAAATGCCGACCATCATCGACTCGCTCCTGGTGACCCTCGGGCTCGACCCGGCGCCGTTCAAGAAGGGCACCCAGGAGGCCGACGAGGCGCTGGAGAAGACCCGCAAGGGCTCCCAGCGAGCCGGCAAGGACATCGAGGAAGCCACCAAGAAGGGCGGCGAGGGCATGGCCATGCTGCGCAACGAGGTGATGCGCCTCGGGGCGGCCTTCGTCGGGCTGTCCGCAATCAAGGCGTTCGTCGAAGGCACGACGCGCGCTGATGCGGCGACCGGGCGAATGGCCAAGACGCTCGACATGAACATCCAAGGCCTGTCGCAGTGGAAGCAGGTCGCGGAACAGTTCGGCGTCTCGGGCGACGCTGTCGCCAGTGACATGGACCGGTTCACCCAGTCCATGCAGGACTTCAACCACGGCTTGGGGGGCGGCGAGTCGATCAAGTTCTTTCGGGCGCTCAACATCCAGACCGCTGACGCGAACGGAAAGCTGCGCGATGCTCGCGGCGTCATGCTGGACGTGGCTGACGCGCTCCAGAAGCTGGATCCTCAGGAGGCCAAGTTCTATGGCACGCACATGGGATTCAGCTCCGATACGGTGTCGTTGATGCTTCGCGGCCGAAAGGCGCTGATGAAAGCCTTGGACGACGCCTCGAAGACGGCGCTCAACCCACAGGATGACCTGGCGGCCCAGGCGCGCCAGCAGGCTTGGTCGAAGCTTGACCAGGAGTTCACGAAGATGGCTCGAGACGTCGAGACGCAACTGACGCCGGCCATGACGGGATTCCTAAACTTCATCAGCGATCATGCGGACGCCACCGTGCCGCTGATCACGGGGATCACCGCCGCCATGACGACCATGGGTGCGGTGCGATTTGCGGGTTTGATTGGCGACCTCGGCAAGCTCGCCACAGCCCTGGGCGGGGTGTCGAAGGCGGCTACTGTCGCCGCCGGCGTGGAGGGCGCCGAGGCGGCAGTGTCTGGCGCTGGGGCCGCGGGTGCTGCGGGAGCGGCTGGGAGTTCCGGTTTGGCCGCCATACGTGCCAGTCTTGCGCGCATGGGCCTAGCCGGTCGCGCCGGCATCTATGCGGCCGCGGCCGCGGGTGCGTACGAAATCTACAAGCTCGGCGATGACCTGTGGGAGCTGCACAAGATCAACTCGCGAGAGGGTGTCAGGCTGACGCCCCACGCGCTCGAAGGGCTCGCCAAGGTCGGCTCGGATGCTGCTCCGCGCGGACACCTGCCTCGCGGCATTCGCAACAACAACCCCGGGAACCTCGAGTTCGCCAATCAGCCCGGTGCGGTTCACGAGCAGGGCGGCGGCGGTCGGTTCGCGGCCTTCGGGTCGATGACCGAGGGCCTGGCCGCGCTCGCCGATCAGCTCGAACGCTACGCGGCCCGTGGTAACGACACGCTGGCGGGCATGATTTCGACATTCGCACCGCCCGGCGAGAACAACACGGGCGCCTACATCGCCAACCTCGCGAAGGCGCTGGGAGTTTCACCGACCGCCCACCTCAACCTCGAGAACGACAACGTCCTGCGGACGCTGATGAGCGGTATCGCCAACGTCGAGAATGGCCCCGGCATGCTGCAGGTCGACCAGATCAACGCTGGCATCGACCTGTATCGTCAGCGCTCCGGCCACGTCGTCTCGCATTCCAACGAGACGACCATCCAGAACATGACGGTCGTGACGCGAGCCACCGATGCGCGGGGGATCGCCAACGACATGCAGCCGGCGCTGCTGGCCGCGCAGTCGAACGTGGGCCTGCAGTGATGGCGGACGGTGCACCGACGCTCCTGAGCGGCGCGACCGCGCCCGCCGCCCCGCGCGCGGCGGCTGATGCTGCGCGCACGGGCGGCACGAAGGCCGTCGAGTGGGGGATCTTCTTGAACGGGGTGAAGGCCCTCGCGCCGGATTCGATCGTCGCGGTGGACTACCAGCGCGAGTGGTCGCTGATGGACTACCAGGTCGAGAAGGGCGCCTTCGAGACGTACAACAAGGTCGCTCGCCCATTCGACGTCCGTCTGCGCGTGACGAAGGGCGGCAGCGAGGCCGACCGGACGGCTTTCCTCGCCCAGGCCGAGGCGATCAGCGCATCCCTGGATCTGTACGACGTCGTGACGCCGGAGCGAACCTTCCTCTCGGTGAGCATCTCGAAGGTCGGGTTCGGACGGACGGCGCGGGACGGCCGCACCCTGCTCAAGATGGAGTTCGACCTGCGGCAGGTTCGCGTGACGGCGGTGGCGGCCTTCACCCAGGTCGCCAACCCGGCGTCTGCCTCGCCGGTGAACACCGGCACCGTGCAGCCGGTGGCCACGCCAACACCGCAGCAGGCGGCCGCGATGGCGGCGGCGAAGCGGCAAGGAAGCCTGCCTCTGCTCGCGCTCAAGGGCCAACTTCGATGATGAACGTTCCGCTGTCGGCGCTGCCGTCGCAAGTCGTCTCCGTGACTCTGGGCGGCCAATGGTGCCGCCTGAAGGTCTACCAGCGCACGACCGGCATGTTCGTCGATGTCTACGTCAACGACAAGCTGATCCTCGGCGGCGCGCTGCTGCGCGATCGCGTGCTCGTGCTGCGAGACGCCTACTTCGACTTTGTCGGCGACCTGATGATGATCGACTCGCAGGGCACGACGGATCCGTTCTACTCCGCGAGCGAGCCGTCGATCGGGAGCCGCTTCGTCTTGGTTTACCTGGAGGCCGCGGACTTCGCGGCGCTGGCCTGATGGCTCTGATCGAGCGCCGCATCGACCTGCAGCTCTCCTACGGCACCGGCGCGAAGGGCGACGGACCGCCGCAGGTGTTCACCCTGAGCGGTCACCGCGTCAGCGCTGCCGTCGCCAACGCCGGAGGCTCGGGAATGCCCACGGCGCAGGTGCGCATCTTCGGGATGTCGCTGTCGCTGATGAACCAGTTCTCGACGATCGGGATCCTGCCGGACGCCTGGCGGTCGAATGGGATCGCGATCATCGCCGGCGACAACGTCAACGGCATGTCGAAGATCTTCGAGGGCACGATCCAGGACGCCTGGGCCGACATGCAGGACGCGCCTGAGGTCGGCTTCAACTTCACCGGGCTCACGGGGAAGATCGAGGCGCTGCGCAGCGTCCCGCCGTTGACCTATCCAGGCAGCGCCGACGCCGCGGTCATCCTCGAAGGGCTCGCCGAGTCGATGGGGCTGGCCTTCGAGAACAACGGCGTGAGCGTCATCCTCTCGCGACCCTACTTCCCGGGCACGGCCAGGCAGCAGGCGCTCGCCGTCGTCCAGCATGCCGACATCGAGTGGAACGGGATGGAGAACGGGGTACTGGCGATCTGGCCGCGCGGCGGCGCCAGGGGAGGGCTCGTTCCCAGGATCGCCCCGGACACCGGCATGGTCGGCTACCCGACCTACACGTCGACCGGGCTGATCGTCTCCACCATGTTCAACCCGGTCGTGCGCCAGGGGGCGATGGTGCAAGTCGAAAGCTCGCTGACTCCGGCGTGCGGGCTGTGGCGGGTCGTCTCCGTCACGCACGATATCGAAGCACAGATGCCATCGGGAAAATGGCTCACCCACATGCAGGTCGCCGCGCCCGGCAATGTCGCAATCCCAAACTCCAGGCTACCAGGGTAGCCAGCGACTCGCAGACCTCGCGGGGTCGTACAACGCCATCGCGTTCATCGTCCGCTCGCTGCTCGCAGACCAGGCGACTGCGACGCTCGTCCAGGTCAAGGGCGTCACGAACGATGGTGGCGTCTCGCCGGTCGGCACGGTCGACATCCTGCCGCTCGTGGCGCAGGTCGACGGGTCGGGCAACGCTACCCCGCACGGAACGATCTACGGCTGCCCGTACATGCGCCTGCAGGGAGGCACCGACGCGGTGATCCTCGACCCGAAGGTCGGCGACATCGGCCTCGCCGTCTTCGCGTCGCGCGACATCTCCAGCGTGATCGTCAACAAGGGCCCGGCGAACCCCGGCAGCCGGCGCATGCACTCGATGGCGGACGGCCTGTACATCGGCGGGGTGTTGAACGGGACGCCCGAGCAGTACGTTCAGTTCTCGGACGCAGGCATCACGGTGTCGTCGCCGAACGCTGTGAAGCTGCAAGCGCCTGTGGTGACGCTCGACGCCAGTGCCGTTGTCATCGCGACGGACACGCTCGTCGTCAACGCGACCGAATCCGTGAGCGTCTCGGCGCCGGTCGTCGCCATCAACGGCAACCTCAACGTCAGCGAGACGCTGACCGCCGGCGACATCAAGCAGGGCGGCAAGAGCATCGGCGCGCCGCACACGCACAACCTGAGCGGCGGCGGTCACACGCTGGGGGTGACTTGATGGCGCCGACGATCTACCTGAACCCGACGACCTGGGATCTGGACATCAGCGCCGATGGCGACATCGCGCTGGCCGCGGAGCCGTACGCGCTGGCGCAGGACGCCGCGTCGGCGATCAAGACGTTCCAGGGCGAGGCGTTCTACGACACGTCGATCGGCGTGCCCCTGCGCCAAGAGATCCTCGGGCAGTCGCCATCCACGGCCCTGATCAAGTCGCAGCTCCAGGCGGCCGCCGAGACGGTGCCGGGCGTGGCGTCGGCCCAGGTCTTCATCACCGGCATCGCGGGCCGCGTCGTGCAGGGGCAAGTCCAGGTGACGAGCACCAGCGGCGCGACGTCGTCGGCGACCTTCTGATCGGGCCCGCATGAGCAGCACGCAAGTCCCCGCCCTGACCCTCGGCGACAACGGCTGGATCGCGCCCGACGACGCGGACATCCTGGCCGGCCGGCAGGCGGACATCAACGCGGCGTTCGGGACGACACTGAACCCGGCGCTCAACACGCCCCAGGGCCAGCTGGCAACGAGCGAGGCCGCCATCATCGCGGGCGCCTATGCGACCTTCATGGCCGTCATGGCGGGCGTCGACCCGGCGACGTCCAGCGGACGCATGCAGGACGCGATCGCGCGGATCTACTACCTGACGCGTAACCCGGCGGAGTCGACCGTCGTCGAGGCGGTGTGCAGCGGCAAGACCGGCACGGTGATCCCGATCAACGCCCAGGCCGTCGACCAGGACGGGAATCTGTACCTCTGCACGCAGGCAGGCACGATCCCGGCGGGCGGCTCGATCACGCTGCCGTTCGCCTGTGCGGTCACCGGGCCCATCGCGTGTCCGGCCGGCTTCCTCGAGCGGATCTACCAGGCCATCCCGGGCTGGGACTCGGTCGAGAACCCGTCCGCCGGCGTGGTCGGCACGGACGTCGAGAGCCCGGCGGACTTCGAGTACCGGCGCCAGCAGTCCGTGGCGTTGAACGCCAACAGCACGACAGCGGCGGTGCGCGCGGCCGTCCTTGCCGTGCCGGGCGTGATCGACGCCTACGCGCTCGAGAACCCGTCGGACGCGACCAGCGGCGCGACCTTCACCGGCAGCATCGCCGGCAACGTCCTGACGGTGACCGGCGCGGATGGGGTGATCTCCGTCGGGGACGTGTTGCTCGGGAGCGGCGTCGTCGAGGGGACGCTGATCAGCAGCTTCCTCGCCGGCAGCGGCGGGAACGGCACGTATGCACTGAACATCGCGCAGACAGTCGCCGGCGAGGCGATGGCCTGCGCACCGGGAGGCGTGCAGCTCAAGCCGCACTCGATCTACGTCGCCGCCTACGGCGGCAGCGCCCAGGCCATCGGGGCGGCGATCCTGACGAAGAAGAACCCGGGCTGCGACATGAACGGCAACACGACCGTCACCGTCCAGGACACCAGTTCCCTCTTCACGGCGCCGTACCCAAGCTACCAGGTCTCATTCCAGATTCCTGCGCCGACCGGGATCAAGGTCGCCGTCTCGATGCAGAACAACGGCCGCGTGCCGTCGACCGCGACCGCGCAGATCCAGGCGGCTGTTGTCGCGGCCTTCAACGGCACCGACGGGGGCGAGCGTGCACGCATCGCTGGCGAGGTCTTCGCGGCACGCTTCTACGCTGGAATCGTCGCCCTGGGGGCCTGGGCGCAGCTCAAGTCTGTGAAGGTCGGTATCGACGCTTCCGATCAGGACAGCATCCAGCTTCGGGCCGACCAGATTCCGACCCTGTCCACCTCGGACATCACGGTGACGTTCGGCTGATCATGCTGCCCGCGGGGTACCTCGACCCTTCCGTCGAATCGACCGTGGAAATGCCGGTCGAAGCGGAGCTGTACCCGCGCGTGCCACCGGTGTGGCCGGTCACCGTTCTCCAGCAGTACGCCAACAGCCCGCGGCTGCTGGGGATGATCAGCTCGTTCGCGGCGGCGTTGGACGCAGATGCGATGACCGAGGCGTTCCTCGATTCGGTCTGGAACATCGACACCGCCGTCGGCTACGGCCTGGACGTCTGGGGCCGAATCGTGGACGTCCGCCGCGGCCTGTACGTGCCCGGCGGCCAGACCGGCAAGACCTTCGGCTTTGGCGAGGCCGGCGGCCCGCTCGTCTTCGGCTTCGGCCAGCAGCCCTTCGCGTCGGTGCAGACCAGCACGCCGAACTTCCTGCTGGCAGATGCCGACTACCGCAGGCTGATCCTGGTCAAGGCCTTCTCAAACATCAGCGACCGGTCCATCCCCACGATGAACCGAGCGCTGATGCTCATGTTCGCGGGCCGCGGTGGCAACGTGAGCGTCGTCGACTACGGCGGGATGAAGATGGCCATCACCTTCCCGTTTCAGCCGACAGCCCTCGACCTCGCGATCCTGCAGCAGTCTGGCGCCTTCCCGGCGCCGTCAGGAGTGCAGCTCTCCGTCAACGTGCTCAACGTGCATCACGTGCTCGGCTTCGGTGAGGCCGGCGAAAACGTCGGCAGCTTCGCGACCGGCGCCTTCAACCACTGAATCCGAGGCAGCGCATGCAGGCCAGTCAAGTCCCCCAGTTCTTCACCATCCCTTGGGCCAACGGCGCCGGTGCGGGCTACGTTCGCAACATCCCGACGCCGTCCCAGATCGGCAGTGAGCCGGGCGCCGCAAGCCTCACCGATGGCTTCCCGCCGCTGAACTTCCTCGATCCTCAGAGCGCCGGCGGCGTACCGCCGAAGGGCCAGGACTTCAACGGCATCCTGCGCTGGATCACGCAGTGGATCCGCTGGCAGCAAGCCGGGGGTTCCCCGGGCTACGACGCGGGCATCAGCGCCGCGATCGGTGGCTATCCGGCCGGCGCGGTGCTGGTGAGCGCGGACGGGACGCACTTCTGGAAGTCGACCGTCGACAACAACACGAGCGATCCTGACACCGGTGGCGCGAACTGGGCAGTGGTGCAGCAGGGCACCTATCCCTTCGCGAACATCACCGGTGTCCCGAACTTCCTGCTCACAAGCGCCTTCGCGTCGACCCTGGCCGCGGCGTTTACCTCCGTGCAGTCGCTGGGCCCGTCGGGGCACCTGATGCTGCCGGGTGGTTTCATCGTGCAGTGGGGCTCGTTCACCGCAGGAGTCAACGACACGCCCTACACCGTCTCTCTGCCGGTGGCGTTTCCTAACAATCATTTCCGCGCTTTCGGTTCGGTGGACTGGAGCGGCACGGTTGCCGGTTCCTGGTCGGCATACGCGACGCCTGGCTCTTTGTCGACCGTGATCCTGACGGGCGACGTGGACTCCGGAAGCGCTTCCAACATCCCTCTGGCTTACCTCTGCTTCGGGAACTGACGTGGCACGCTTCTTCAGCAAGACGACCTCCGGGTTCTATCTCGACTCGATCCATGGCGAGCGCATGCCGTCCGATGCGGTGGAGATCACGGACGACGAATACGCCGCGCTGATGGCGGCGCAGTCCGCGGGCAAGAGCATCGTCGCAGACGCCGACGGCAAGCCGGTCGCCGCGGATCAGCCGCCGCCCACCATTGAGCAGCAGCGCGCCGCGCTGGCGCGCGCGGTGCAGGCGCACCTGGACGACGTCGCGAAGGCGAACGGCTACGACAGCATCGCGACCGCGGTGACCTACGCCGACGAGCCGGCGGTGCCGGCCTACCAAGCCGACGGCAGGGCACTGCGCGCCTGGCGCTCGGAGGTCTGGTCGGCTGCGCTGGCGCTGATCAACGCGCAGGGTGCGCTGCCGACGGCCGGCGCCGTGCTGGCGGCGCTGCCCGCCTACGTGGCGCCGACGGCGGCCTGATGGAGCCGCGCGCCTACCGATCCGGTGCGGCCGGGACGCCGCCGGCGCTGCCGGCCGGCGCGGTCACGGGCTACCCGAAGGACGCCGACAGCGTCTCGGGGGCGACCGTGCCGGGCCCGCACTGGTTCTACATGGTGGGCGAGGAGGTGCGCAACCTCCAGATCCGCGGCCGGCAAGCGCCCGCCGTCGGCGCGCAGTCGCAGATGCTTGCGGCGATCAAGGCCATCGCGGGGAGCTGAGGTGGATCGCGTCTACCAGGCCAATGTCAGCGCCACGCCGCCAGCGCTTCCTTCGCCGGGGGTGCATGGCCACGTCCAGAGCGACGTCCCGCAGCCACTGCAGGCGACGGCGTTGCCGACGACGCCCGGGCCGTGGGTCTACCACTATGTGACCGAGTCGATCATGCGCGTGATCGAGGGTGTCGGCCTCACGCCCGATGCCGCGAACCTGCGCCAGCTCGCCGATGCGGTCGAGATCTTGGCGCGAGCGCCGGCGATGGCACCCCTGGACCGTTTGTCGGTGCGGCCGGCCATGGCGTACTCGACCCGACTGCTGCTGAGCGACTACCAAGGGTCATGCCTGCGAGTGCGCAGAAGCAGTGACAACGCGGAGCAGGACATCGGATTCGCCAGTCGCGCACTCGATATTGGCGCGCTGCTCGCCTTCGTGGGATCTGGAACCGGCTATGTGACCGCTTGGTACAACCAGTCTGGAAGCATCGACGCAGTACAGACGGTGCTCGGATCGCAGCCCGTTATCGCGCTGGGGGGGCAGGTGCTCCTGGCTGATGGTTTCGTGGCCATCTCGTTCAGCGCGACCAATTCGCTGGTTTTCGACAACCGCGCCGGGGCCCAAGGAGACTTCAGCCTGAGCGCCGTCTTTGCCACCACCCAGAACAATCCCCAGTCGAGCGTCTCGGTGGGCTACCAGGTGAGCGGCTTCCTGTACGCCGACGCTTCCACCAGCGCGCGCGACTTCGGATTCGGCAACCTCGGCGACCGTATGACGTTGTGGGAGGGACTCGGCCAAGGCTACGGTGGGGGCGAATCCGGCGTCATGGGCACGTCCGTGATCAACGACGGCGCGATGCACGTCGGCGCGTGCCGAAGGACTTCTAGCTCCGGCGCGGTCGACCTCTACTTGGACGGGCGGCTGGATGCCAGCGGTTCCGCAGCCACGGGGCCGCGCGTTGACTCGGCGTACTGCCGGATCGGCTCAGGCAGCGTCGGCGACGGGTACGGCGTGAACACGTCGCCGTTCCCGGCCGTGTTCTCCACACCGGAGGTACTGGTCTACCCGTCGCGCCTCAGCGACGACGATGTCGCGCTGTTGCAGGCCGCCCAGGCCGTCTACTACGGAGGCTAGGGCATGGATCCGATCTGGAAATCCGACGCGTCGAGCCTCGCCTGGGCTGCGCGCACCAGTCGCTCGATCGGGTATCCCCACGCTGGCGATCTGGCGACGGGCCGCCACCCAACTCACGTCGGCGGGGAGTGGTTCGAGGACCTGCTGCAGGAGATCAAGAACGTCATCGAGGAAGCCGGCCTGCCCTTTGACCCTTCGGACGTCACTCAATTTTTCACGGCAATCAAGGTGCTGATGCTGCGGCCAGACTTCGTCGCGAGCCCGACCCATGGCACGGAGCCGCTGACGGTCAGCTTCAGAGACACCACCACGCGTGGTGTACCGACTTCCCACTTCTGGGATTTCGGTGATGGGCAGACGAGTACTGCAGCGGCGCCGACTCACACCTACCAGGCTGCCGGCACGTATACGGTGTCCATGACGGTGACGATCGAAGGGGCCCTGCGCACGGTGACGAAGCCGGCTCTGATTTCCGTGGCCGCGCCGCCTGACGACTCGACCGTCTTTCTCCTGCACTTCGAGGGCACCCCTGGAACGCAGACCTTCGTTGATAGCGGCATTCTTGGACTGACGTTCACGCCGGCTGACGGCGGCGTCACGCTGGTGGCCGATCCACGCGTCGGCAGTACCTCGGCGCGATTCGCGAATTCGAACGGCATCTCGACTCCCTGGCCCGGGAGCTTCAGCATGGCGGGCGAGTTCACCATCGAGTTTTCCTGGAAGCCAACCGACCTATCGGTCAAGCAGATCCTCGTCAGTTCGGCATCTGGTGGCCTTGCGGGCGACCACATGATGATCGTCCTGTTCGATGGTGGTCACCTGCAGTGGTACCAGGGTGCTTACGGCCAATCCGACACACGCGCCGCGTTCCCCGACCTCGCGATCGTCGCCAACGAGTGGAACGACATCGCGATCACGCGCGACCGGTACGGCATCGTTCGAGCGTACCTCGGAGGCGTCTGCAGCACCACGACGTACGTGGATACCACGGACTACACGCACACTGGCCACGTCATCACCGTGGGCGGCCTCAATGCCCCAGGATCGAGTCCGGCGACCTATGAACTGGATGAGGTACGCCTCGCAAGCATCTGCCTGTACACGGCCAACTACCCGGTGTCGCTCCCGCTCGGGGAGGCGCCCGGGCGCGCGCGCGATCCGTACTTCAGCAGCGTGACACTGCTGGTCAATGGGGATACGTTGACCGACCCATGTGGCCACGTGCTGCAGCAGATTGGTGCCGGTTCTGTTGCGCCGGTTTTCACCGACGCCGACTTCCCGAGCGGGGCGCTCCAAGTCGGGCCCGGCTCCGGCGCACTGCACATCGCCGCTATCGGTACTGAGCTGGTGGCCGACGTGAATGGCGACTTCACCCTGGAATTCGACTACAAGGCCACGGCGAAGAACGCCCCGTATCCATGCGTCATGCAGATGGGCGGTGCCAACGATCTCTCGTACCTGGACAACCACGACTTCATCGGCGCGCAAGCTGCGTGGGAGCTCGCCGGCGCCTTCCCCGACTGGCCAGTCGCCTCGCCTGTTGGCACGAAGAACGTGGTCGCGCTCGTTCGCAAGGCGGGTCTGCTGAGCTACTACCGCAATGGCACGCTCATCGGATCGATCACGAGCGCGAACGCCTACGGCGCGAGCTCGAGTGTTGGCATTGGCTGCATCGCTGCGGGCTATGACAGCAGCGACGTGATGACGGGCCTCATCGGCCGCATCCGCTTCACGAAGGGCGTCGCTCGCTACAGCGGCAGCAGCTACACGCCCAACCCCGATCTGTGGCCCACAAGCTGAGCCACACCAAGAAAGACAGCCGGTGACCGACTTCCTTCAAGACCGACTAGACGGCGAGGCTACCGCCAGCGCGGAACAGCCGATCGACCGATTGCACGAGCTCTCGCGCGTGGAAATTCAGGGCCTCTCGGAGGACGAGTTCCGCGAGCTCGTTCTTCAGCGGCTCGAGCACGGCCGCCTCCGTATGGACGACATGGAAGCGTCGCTCTCAGTGAATACGGCCGAGACGGCGAGGACGGCCCAGGCGCTCGCGGCGGCGCTACCGATGATCGGCCACATCCACGAGATCGTCGAGACCGCGCAGAGCTTCTTCCGCGGCCTGGCGAGGGTGTCCGCCTTCTTTGCCCGCATGTGGTTGTGGCTGGGCCCGGTCGTACGCGCGATCTCCGTGCTGGCCGGGGCGGCGACGGCCGTCAAGGTCGCTTACCTCACTCTCCGCGGAGGCAACCCGCCGCCGCCCCGTTCGCACTGATCTTCGGAGGACGACATGCGCACCACCGATCCCGAACCGCGTCCGATGGGCCCCCTCGGCGAGAAGGTCGCCAGGCCGGCGCCCGCGCCCGCCACGCGCGACAAGGCCGTCTCCGGAGCGGCCAGCGGCATCGTCCAAGGGCCGGACGGGCGCCTGCGCACGACGACGCACGAGCACAGCCCCAAGGGGGCACGCTGATGCCGCGCCTGATCGAAGACGCCGGACGCGTCTGGCACCGCCTGTGGAGCGTGCGCCTCTCGCTGCTGGCTGGTCTGGCATCGGCCGCGGACGCCGGCTGGGAGGCCCATGTCAGCGGCCAGCCGCGGATCGTCTCGCTCGCGACCTGTCTGATCTCGTTTGGCGCCGCGGCGGCGCGGATCGTCGCGCAGCCCGGCCTGCAGGGAGACGTCGATGGCTGACTGGACGCCGCCCCGTTCCATGCGCGCGCGCTCGGCGGGCGCGATCGCAGCGCTGTGCTGCGCCGCCGGCGTGTTCCTCGCGCCGCGCGAGGGCAGGGTGCTGCATACCTACCCGGACGCGGTCTACGGCTGGAAGCTGCCCACGGCCTGCGACGGGCACACCGGGCCGGAGCTGCGCGCTGGCCAGACCTTCACGGCCGCCGAGTGCGACGAGATGCGCACGGCAGACCTGCGCAAGACCTATGACGAGCTCGCACCGTGCTTCGGCGATGAGCCGCTGAGCGACAACGAGATCGAGGCGTACCTCTCGCTCGGCTTCAACGCTGGGGCGCACGCCGTCTGCAGCTCGTCGATCCCGCGCAAGGTGCGGGCCGGCCAGCACGCCGCCGCATGCGACACGATCGCGCAGTTCGTGTACGCCGGTGGCCGTGACTGCCGCATCGCGTCGAGCAACTGCAGCGGCATCGTGCGCCGCCGCGCCGCCGAGCGGGCGCTGTGCCTGGGGAGCGCGTCGTGAGCATCACCAGCGGCACGGTCGGCGCGTCCGAGATCGTCATCGAGGCCAGGGTCATCCGCGCGGACGGCACCGTCGAAGAGCTGGGCCGCATCGCCTACTGGCATCGCAACCCGTTCAAGCGCCTCGCCTGGCGCCTGCGCCGCATGTTCGGCAACCAACGAAAGGGCAACCCCCATGACCGCTGAAGAGCAAGCCGCGCTGACCGCGCGCTACGAGTCCGACAACGCCTACCTCCGCGCCATCGGCCAAGCTCTCGAGGCCGAGGCGGCCCGCCGCCGTGCGGTGGGCGAGCCGGCGTTCACCAACCAGACCGCTGCGGCCTTCGTCGCGGCGCTTCCCCAGTAAGGATCCGCTATGCCGTTCGGTACCGCAACCGTCGTCACCAGCTCCGGCAAGGCCATCGCCGCCAAGCGCCACATCGGCGCCACGCCGGCCCAGGCCGAGCCCAACTACATCGGCATCGGCACTGGCGCCACGGCCGCGGGCCGCACCGCCGCCGCCGGCGACACGTCGCTGTCGACGCCGGTCGAGAGCCGTGTCGCCGGGACGTCGAGCACGGTGACGACGACCGTCACCAACGACACCTACCAGACCGTCGGCACGATCACCGCCAGCGCCGCGCGGGCGGTCGACGAGGCAGGAACGTTCGATGCTTCCACGGCGGGAAACATGGACGTGTCCGCCACCTTCGCGGTCGTGAACTTGCAGAGCGGCGACAGCCTGCAGCTCACGATCAAGAAGCAGTTCCAGTAAGGCGGCGCCATGGACGTGATCGTCGTCGTCGACGGCCTGGTCGTGGACGTGATCCACGCGCGCGACGTGGCCAGCGTCCAGGCGCTCTATCCGAGCGCGACATGCCTCGAGCGTGCGGATGGCCAGGTCGTTGGCCCAGGCTGCACGTACGACGGCTCGGCCTTCGCGCCGCCAACTGCGCCGGCAACCAGAGCGCCAGTCTCTCCAATCGACTTCTACTCGAGGTTTTCGCAAGCGCAGCGGGTGACGATCCTCGGCGCCCGCGCAACGGATCCAGCGATCGACGACGCGATCAAGATGCTCAGCCTCGCCACCGAGGTCAGCCTCGACGACACGTCGACTCAGGACTACGTCCACTACCTCGCGTCGAAGGGCTACATCACCTCCGACGACGCGCAAAGGATCCTCGCATGACCCTCTGGGGCCAACGCCTTCGCCAGCACGTAGTCGAGTTCTCGGCGGCCGGGGTCACGACGGACGGCGTTCTCGACGCGTCTGCAGCGCCAGGGCCCTACACCTGGACGGTGCCCGACAACGTCGCAATTCTCGACATCTTGGAGCTGCAAGGCGGCGGTGGTGGAGGTGGCGGCGGGTTCACGAGCACGACGCAGCGCGGCGGCGGTGGTGGCGGCGGCAGCGGAACATCGATCCGCCTGCATGATCAACCGGTGACGCCCGGCGCCTCCCTGACGGTCACCATTGCCGCGGCCGGCAGTGCTGGCGCGGCCGGCGGCAACGGCGGAGGCGGTGGGCACACGACGATCGCGGGCGTCAATCGTCCGGTGTCGGGCGGATCGATCACGGCGCGCGGCGGCCAGGGTGGCTCCGCCCCGAGCGCGACCATCGTCGGCGGCAACGGGCAGCAGGGCGGCTCGTTCATCGCCGGCAGCGGCAATGGCGGCGCAAGCGCCGGAACGGCTGGTGGGGCATCGAGTCCTTCGTCGAATTCGTTCACCACGGACGAATGGGGCTATGGAGCCGTCGGGGGAGCGGGTGGCGGCGCGGCCGCTTCGAGCGGCTCCAGCGCGGGCGCGGCCGGCGGAATCTCCGGAACTGCGATCTCGGCCCCGTGGCTCTCGGCGATCACCTCGATGAACGGGGCCGTGTCTTTCAGTGGCTACGGTGGCGCAGGCGCCACGGACGGGACGAACTCGTACGGTGGAGGTGGCGCCGGAGGTGCCTGCATGTTCGGACTGCCGGGCCGAGGAGGCGGCGGCAACGCGGCTGGCAGTACTCCGGCCACCGGGTACGGCGGTGGTGGCGGTGGCGGCGGCGGCAACGCGGCCGGCGGCGCAGGTGCGCCGGGCTACGCGCGCCTCGTCTACCTGTCGATGGACTGAGGTACGTGGATGACTGTCTCCACCTACACCGAGCAGACCGGCGTCACCGTGTCGAATACCGAGTACAGCCTCGCCGCGAACTCCACGACGCTAGCAGCGTTGACCGCCGCTGGCGCCTACTCGCTTGTTCTCGACACGTCGAACATGACGTCGACCGAGTGGTACCGCGTGCGCGTCTACGAGAAGGCTGCAAGCACTGGGACAAAGCGGACGATCCAGACGGTCGACATCATCGGGCCGCCGGCAGATCCCCTCGTCACGCTGCCGATGCTCCCGCTGCTGAACGGTTGGGACTTCACGCTCCAGAAGATGAAGGGCACCGACCGCGCCTTCGACTGGTCGATCCGCAAGGCAGCCTGACCGATGTTCTTCTGGTCCGTCCCGCCAGCGGGCAACAGCACCCAGACGAAGACGCTGTCGGCGGCCACGACGACGTCGGGCGCGCGCGTTCTTGCTGCCAGGGCTGCGAGATCAGGGGGCTCGGCGGCGGCTGCTTCCTTGACGCGCGCTGCAGCTCGCGTATTGGCGTCGTCGTCAGCGGCTGCGGCGGCTATTCGGCGGGCCGCCGGCGCGGCTCGCTCGGGAACGGCCGCATCTGCTGCCGTCATCACCAGGGCCGTAGCCTCGAGCCTTGCCAGTGCGATCGCGTCGATCTCCGCGACCCTGGGGCGCGCTGCAGCGGCTTCTCGCTCTGCCTCGGCGTCGGCATCGGGGGCTCTGGGCAAGTCGGGTGGCGTGTCGCATGGAGCGGCATGCACGACGACTGCGGCCGCCGGGCGAAGCGCCGCGATATCGACTGGGGCGTCGATTGTTATCTCGGCCGCCACGGCAAGGACAGCCAGCGCAGTTCGCTCCGGTGCGTCGTCGGCGATCGCTGCGATGGCGCGCGCGGCCGCGGTCACGCACTCGTCGACGTCGACGTGCACGGCGGCGATCTCGGAAATCGGCGTCCACATGCTGGCGCTCGCGGCTGTTTGCGCCAGCACGGCCACGACGTCAATGTTGGTCGTCCGTCGCCTGGTGCTGGCGGCTTCTGCGTCAACTGTGGCCGTCGTCTCGAAGGCGGTCGACATGGTGCGGGCGGGCGCTTCCGCAGCGGGAGCTCTGGCGGGTCGATCCGCCGCGCTCGTTGTCGCCGCGACACAGGCCGCGGGCGCCCAAATGTCGATCGGCCGTTCGCTGCACGTCGCGCTCGTCGGAGCCATTGTGGCGGCGGGGGCGACGGGTCGGGCCGTCGCAGCCAGCCTGTCAGCCCTAGTCGCGCCGACCACCTCAATCGCGCTCGTCTATCACGTGCGTGCTGCGTTGACCGTGACCGCGGGCTATGTCGTGTCGGCGCAGGCGCGCGCCTGGCGTGCCGTCGCGGCGGGCCGGGCGTGGGCCGCCGCCATCGTCAACCGCATCTGGATCGCGAAGAGATGACCACCAAGTTTCCGACCAAGGGCACGCTCGAATCTGTCGTGCTGGCCTACGACTTCTCGCTGGCCCTCGGCACGGCAACGATCACCGGGCAGACCTTCACCTGCGAGGTCGAGTCCGGCGCCGAGGATCCGGTGCCAGCCGACGTCCTCGACGGCGCGCCGGCGCTCGACAGCGGTAACGCAGGACGCGTGCTGCAGCGCGTCGCCGGCGGTGTCGACGGCACCGACTACCGCATCCAGTGCACGGTCACGACCTCGGCGGGCGACACCCTGACGCTCGCCGCGATCCTGCCCGTGCGCGCCAAGCTCTGAAGGAGACCTCGATGAAGACCATCCTCGCGTGGATCGCCAACCAGGTGCCGGCCGTGCGCTGGGCTGAGCTCGCGATCATCCTCGCCGTCGTCGGCACGATCGCCGGCCTGCTGGGCGTCCAGCAGTACCGCATCGGGGCGCTGCGAACCGCCGTGGCGACCGAGAAGGCCGGCCGCGCCGCCGACCGGGCAAGGGAGGCCACAGCGGCCGCCAGCGCCACCGCTGACCGCCTCGTCGAGAGCGCGGCCCGCATCAAGTCCAACCAGGAGATCGACCGTGAAGCGACCCGCCTTGAAACCCTCCGTCAGCGCGATGCTGACTCTCTCACTGCTGCCGATGTCGATCGTCGGATGCGCGACGCGTTCCGGGCCGGCGTTGCCGCCGGTGGCAGTGCCGGAAGCCGTGATCCCGGACCTGTCCCCGTCGGCGCGGCAGCTTCCGCTCCCGTCGATCTGCGAGCCGACGTGTTCGACGAATGGGATGGCCGCGCGCGAACGCTCGAGGGAGCGCTTGACCAAGCCTACGTCCGAGGCCTCGCCTGCCAGGCCGAGTACGACGCTCTGAAGCGCAAGGTCGATGGGAGGCTTGCGCTCCTGGGTGCAGACGCCGCGTCGGCGTCCGGTACCACACCGTAGCGCCGGCGTCGCGTGCGGATCGGCCCATTTCAGGGCCGATTGCCGCCCGGCTCGGACGCCGGCCGCGCCGACAATCGAACGGCGTCGAGTCCTCCGAGACGCTTTCGCCCGGCCATGCGCCGGGCTCCTTTTCTGACTTAATGAACAAGCTTCAAGAGGTGAAGCGCTACCTCATTCTCCCCACTTCTCTCTGATCCGTGCGATGTCGTCACGCTTGTCGCGCGAATTTTCCACGGCCGCATTCGCTCTTGCGCGGTGGACTAGCGTATTGAGCGTCCTCAAAGCCCGATCCGCAGCCACGGAATACGAGGCGACCGAGCCTTCTGAAGGCTCAAAATTTGGCTCATGCGATACCTGCTCTTTCAGGGAGTAGAGGTATTTGATAATGTCTCTCAACGCCGGGTCAATCGATACGCCGATTGTGCTGAGGTACATGAGTGAAGCCATCGGTGTGCTCTCGCTGAAGACTTCCACTGGAAGGCCCGACTCTTCGATCAAGGCCTGCAATCGCCCCGCAACTCTTTGCCACGTCTCTAGTATCTCCGCAGATGGGCGCCGTTTGGAGATGCCGGTTCGCACATTATTCAGAGACGCCAGTTGTTCGATCGCTCGCCGCTGTACTTCTGTGGTGTACCGAGCCTCACTTTCTTGAGCTGCAGGAGGTGATTTCTCCAACGGTTTGGCGATCTGCACTTCGACACTATTCGAGTTGCTTTGCGCTGCCGAAGGAATTGCGACGTCGGCGGGTCGCTCAACGACGGTGGAGAGAGCTTCCAGGACTTTGGCCTCGCGTTCAAATTCAGCCTCGATCGGGCCCGCCTTTAGTTTTCGCAAGAATGCGAGGCGCTGAGATAGTGGGTCCCTAAGCATCCACGCTAGCAATAGTGCTGTAACTGGCCAAGCAAGAGATCCGACAATCTTTTCCGACCATTCATATCCGTCCATTACGACTCCATGGTGATTGCGGTTGCAGTATGTGTCATGGGTGCGATGCGCCGCTGGGGTTATCAGAAACGAGACTCGAAAGGTCGCGCTTCCTTGTAATTCCTCATGAAATGTTCAAGATAGACGCTCGCGAGCTTTGGGTTGCCCCAATTCACCATGACGTTCTCGCTGTTGGAGTGGGCCGCGGCGGCGCTGTAGTTGAACGATCCCAGCTCGACGGTCTGGCCATCGGCGATCACGACCTTGTCGTGGTGGATCGGATAGACGCTGATCGTGCGGACGTCGGCGCCGGCGGCCTGCAGGGCGCCGAGGGCGGCCCGGGCCTTGCCGCTGCGGTCTTGGCTGATGTTCTCTTTCTGGTCGGCGATCACGAACACCTGGACGCCGCGGTGCCGAGCGCGCACAAGGGCCTCAGTGACTGGGACGCTGGTGAAGCTGTAGGCCAGCACCCGAAGCTCGCGCTGGGCGCTGTCGATGACCTTGACGACGAGGTGCTCGCTGCCCTCGTTGGGAGAAAAGGCGACCTCGATCGTGCCGGCGGCCGGGATGCTGTAGGAGTGGCTGTCCTGGTAGGCCGTGACAGCCTGGTCGATCAGCGAGGGCTTGCGCCGGCTTGCGTCGGCGGGGAGGGCGGCAGCGGCGAGGGCGGCGACGAGTAGGAGGCGGGACGGGAAATTCATGACCCATTGTCGCGCGGCGGAGGGTGCAGAATTGGTCGCGGAGGTACCTCGACATGGACACGACCCCAATGACCAGCCTCGGCGAGAAGGACACCGCCGACATGCACGAGATCTTTGGTCGCCTGGACGCCCTGACGGCGGCGGTGCGGGCGTTGGTCAACGCGTTCCCCAACCCGGACGTCGCGCGCACCATCCTGCTCCAGAGCCTCGATGCCGAGTACTCGCGCGGCCTGTCGCCAGAGCACCGGACGCCCTGGGCCCAGAAGGGCGTCGACGCCGTCCTCGAGGAGCTGAAGCTTCCCGTCGAACGCTGAAGGCGCCAGGCATGTGCTACAGCGCCCAGGTCTACGCCGACTGGCGGAAGTTCACCCGGATGTTCTGCGCCACGATGAGCGTCGGCGAGTTCTACCGCACCTTCTGGCAGCGTAACAACGAGCCTGAGGCCAAGGTCAAGATCCCGAAGGCGATGGAGCTGGCCTTCGCCGACCCGCAGACCGATGACGAGCGCCGGATCAAGGCCGAGATCGACGCGTGGCGCGCGCGCGAGTCGACGCGCCTTGAGCAGGAGCTGTTCGCCCAGCGCAAGCGCCTGGCGGACGCCGAGCGCGTGTTGGCCGGCCCGAAGCCGACGAAGAAGGCGGCCGACGACGCGCGCATCGCGCCGGACAAGATCGAGCGGGCCCGCCGCGCGCTGGCCGACCTGCAGCGCACCGAGCTTGAGCCGCGCGACTCACGCATCTTCCCTGGCGTCTACGCGCCGGTGATGGTCGTCCAGGATGGCGAGCTCGTCGTGATGCCGATGCGCTACCAGTGCCGCCCGTGCGGATCGCCTGCGTTCTTCGACGCGAAGTTCCCTGGAACCTACAACGCGCGCCGCGACAACCTCGGCGGCAAGTTCTGGAAGCCGCTCTTCGGCTTCTCGCACGGGATCATGCTGGCCCGCTCGTTCTTCGAGCACGTGCCGCGCCACAAGGCCGAGGGACGCGAGCTTGCCGCCGGCGAGGCGGAAGAGGACATGATCCTCGAGTTCAAGCCGGCCGGGCTGGACGAGATGCTCGTCGCGTGCCTCTGGGCGCGTTGGTCGTCACCGGGACAGCCTGAACTGCTGTCGTTCGCCGCAATCACCGACGAGCCGCCGCCCGAAGTCGCAGCCGCCGGGCACGACCGGTGCATCATCCCGATAAAGCGTGAGAACGTCGACTCGTGGCTCCGCCCCGACGCGTCGCAGCTCAAAGCCATGCACGCTATCTTAGACGACCGAGAGCAGCCGTATTACGAGCACAGCCTTGCTGCCTAGATTGGCGACCTCGGGGCGATGGCATTGCACGGTGAGTCCCGGAGCAGCGTGAGCAGCGAAGGCTGGGCATGCGACTGGTGCTCCCAAAGTTCGTGCGGCCGCCCCATATGCCAGGATGCGCCGAGGCAATCTACATAGATTCAACTGTCAGTCCGGGGTGTGTACCCGCTCGCCCAGGTAGTACAAGCCCCAAAAGGTCACCGTCATCATCTGCGCCGTGAAGAAGACGATCGGCGCACCCGCTAGCAGCCGGACCGCGCCGACGAATTTCGGAAGCAACGCCGCGTGAACATGGTCGACCATGGGCAGACCGGTTATTAGCGCCAACGTAATTGCTATGTTCAACGCGGTCAGATAGGAGAAAATCAAAGATAGGAACCTGCGCCTCGTGAGTTCGACTACCTTTGGCTTGCCATGGTAGAGAACTGACACCTTCGGCGGTGTGCCCGGCATCAATTGGTCGAGATCAGCGCGTCCGAAAGTAGCCACGGCAGCCAGCGCGGCGATAAAGAACCCTGGCAGATTTTGCACGAACGACAGCAGGCGATCGAACATGCCACCGGCGTGGAAATAGTTCAGATCTGGGAACTCCAAGCTGCCTGCTACCAGGGCAATAGCTGTAACTGTCGCCGGTATTCCCCAGTTGATCCACGTCAGAGTGAAGCTGGCATGTTTGATCCGGAGATACAGGAACGGCCTGAGCAGCAAGAAGCTCATCCCAACCTCTCTCGATTGGCTAGCTGCGACAACGCGGCCATGACACGAGGCTCAACTCTTTCATAGCGTGCGGCGATCGGGTCGGCGAAGCGTACCATCTCGCGCCTGACGAACGCCGTCTCTAGTGCGGCAATGTCGAACGTGTGAGTCTCTGCCTTCTTTCCACCGCTCGGCTTGTAGCGGACCCTCACCTTGTTCGGGTCCATCCCTTTCTGTCGAAGCGAGGCAATGGCTCGCTGGATCACACCGACGCCAATCCTTCCAGCTCGAACCTGCTCCAATTTATATTGCACGCTCGTCACCGCCAGCGGCGACGCAGCATCGAAAACCTGCTCGTCCTCGGATATCAGATCCAGTCCTTCGAGATGCGCTCCGTTCAGCAAATCGGCGAGTGTGGCATTCTGATGGGCCCCCACAGCGAAATTCGATCGCAGCGCAACTGTCTTGCCGGCCTCACCGCTTGGGTGCTCTCTCCGGAAATGCTCAGCGCTAGCACCCTCATGGCTACTGGCGCGGAAAAGCGAGCTGAGGATCTTGCAGACACGGTCGGAGGACAATGAGGAGCCGTTAGTCATCAGCAGCAGCGCTGGCGAAGCGCGCTGCGGCCGTTCTCGAATCAGAATGTGACAGGTCAGATCAATGCCCTCGCGTGGCTGCTTCCCTGCCATTCGCGTGGCGTCAGTCACAAGATGACGAAGCGGGATATCAGGTAAGGACGCGTCGGCACGGTTGATGATGAGGTGGTGCTCGCGGCGTTGGGTGTTGCGCTGCCAATCGGCCAAGGTGACTTTAACAGTCGCTCGATCCATCGAGAACGGACGTCCGCCCCATTGCTCGAAAGCCATGTCCAAGGCGGCACCGAGAGGTACCGGACGCGGGTGCGGGTCAACCTCTCCTCGAACACGCGACTCAATGAACAAATCGTAATAGCTGACTGCTCGCTCGGTTTCCTTCATGCTCTCCCGTCCCCAGTCGTGACATCGGTCATCGCCGATGTGATCTCCATGCACGTACTCGACAATAGCATGGTGTCGGGGGGATGAGCAGAGAAGCTGTTCAAGCGACGGTGAGAGTCACAAGCGCGGGATCGTTCCGGTCAGTCGAGAGCCTTCAGCTCGGTGCCGACCTGGCGGACACGCGGGCGATCCTCGAGGATCGAGAGCGGCCGCATTACGAACACCGACTCGCGGCGTAGATCACGTGGAGCCTGAGGCCGACCGACGCGCACCTATCGGCAGGAACGCATTTTGGTCGCCTCGCGTGCAGAGGCGTTCGGCCGGCGCTCTTGGAGACTGCTCCCAGTATCTGGCGCAGCGCTCGCGCATCGTGCACAGACCGCCCATGCATGGCTGGACGAGCGTGGTCATGCGGATCGTCCTTCGCGGAGGCGATATCAGCTCCACGATGAATCTTCCCCGTTCGGATCGCCCCGGTAGTCGCCGTAGTCAGGCGGCGGCGCCTCGCTCGACCCCAGGTGCAGGACGCCAAGGATGACGCCCACTAGCAGCACGAACCCGAGCGCGCTCATCCTGTCACCTCGAGGTCGACGAGCTTGCACGAGTAGGGCAGCATCAGCGGGTGCCAAGGGACGCCGTCGGGCGTCACACGCAGGGCCAGCGGGCGCGCGC